ATGCAACCGTTTGTTTTATATAACTCTGAGCAACGAAAAAAAGTTGAATTTGTACCTCGCAAAGAAGGTCACATCGATATGTACGTCTGCGGTATGACCGTTTACGACTACTGTCATATCGGGCATGCTCGAGTTATGGTTGCATTTGACTACATTATTCGTTTCTTACGTAGTCAAGGCTGGAATGTGCGCTACATTCGCAACATTACCGACATTGACGACAAAATCATCAAACGTGCGAATGAGAATGGTGAAACAATCCAACAACTCACCACTCGTTTCATCGATGCAATGAATGAAGATGCAGCGAACCTAGGCTGTTTGGCTCCTGATGAAGCACCTAAAGCAACTGAATATATCGACCAGATGCAAAATATGATTGGCAATTTGGTCAACAAAGGCGCTGCTTACCCTGCTTCAAACGGCGATGTTTATTTTGAAGTGACCAAATTTGAAAAATATGGTCGTCTTTCTGGCCGTAAGCTTGATGATATGCAAGCTGGCGCAAGTGAGCGTGTTGATGTAGAAGTTGAAAAGAAACACCCTTTTGACTTTGTACTTTGGAAACATGCCAAAGAAAATGAACCATCTTGGGCATCACCTTGGGGTAATGGCCGTCCGGGTTGGCACATTGAATGTTCTGCAATGTCGACTTGCTGCTTAGGCAATCACTTTGACATTCATGGTGGTGGTTCAGATTTAATGTTCCCACACCATGAAAATGAAATTGCGCAAAGTGAAGCTTCGACTGGTGAGCAATATGTAAACTACTGGATGCATGTTGGCTTCATTAACGTTGACGGAGAAAAGATGTCTAAATCTTTAGGCAACTTCTTTACGATTCGTGACGTGATGGAGAAATTCCACCCTGAAGTGATCCGCTACTTTATTGTGTCTTCGCACTATCGTAGTCCTGTGAACTTCTCTGATGTGGCACTCAAAGAAGCAAAAACTTCTTTAACTCGCTTCTACCATTCATTTAAAGCTTACCAACAAGTGTATGGTCACAAGACAACTGAAACGCTTGAGCAAAGCTTTATTGAACGCTTTAACAATGCAATGTGTGATGACTTCAACACGGCCGAAGCAATGGCTGTATTGTTTGAACTCAATAAAGAGTTAAACCGTGCTGTAAAAGAAGAGCAAGCTGACCAAGCGACTGTACTTTATTCGACATTACGTCACCTCACCAATATTTTAGGTTTGGTACAACACAATGTAGATGATTTCTTAAAATCAGATATTGGACAAGAAGCGCTTGCTTTGTCTGATGCTGAAATTGAAGATTTCATTCAACAACGTGTTGATGCGAAAAAAGCAAAAGACTTTGCTAAAGCAGACGGTATTCGCCAGTCTTTACTCGACCAAGGTGTGGTACTTGAAGACACTCGCCAAGGTACAGTTTGGCGTCGTGCTGATTAAACGTTCAATTAGATCACAAGAGTGTTGACACTTTAATGAAACACTCTATAATGTGCTCACATTGCGGGAATAGCTCAGTTGGTAGAGCATAACCTTGCCAAGGTTGGGGTCGCGAGTTCGAGTCTCGTTTCCCGCTCCAAAATTTGTTGTTAAAAATCAATAAGCTGAAAGATTCTAGCAATCTTTTGGCTTGTTTTTTATTGTCGATAGGTCAGCTATGGCTATTCAAAATAGTCATATTTCACATTAAAAAACGCTTTATATTTCCGTGCCGCCGCCAAAAAAGTGGGTGTCATTTGTACATCTTCAATTTTTGACGGCAGTGCGCCACCATGAAATTTGGAGTGTTAAAAATGCAGAAACCGACCCGTCGCGGCAACGCTTGGCGTATTGAAGTTCGTTTTAAGGGCAAGCGCTACGCTGCCACTCGTGACACAGCTAGCGAATGCGAACAGTGGGCAGCAACCAAACTATTAGAATTACAATCTGAACAACCAACCTCAGAACCTGAAAAAATCCATATTTCATTTCAAGCCCTTTTTGATAAGTATTATCAAGATGAAGGTCGCAAAATGAAAAGCGCCCGTTTAATTGTACAAATGCTTAAATGTTTAAAGAAAAATTGGGGCGAACTAGCAGATGAGTCTATACACAATTTAACCCCTGCTCTAGTTAAACAATGGCGTGATAAAAGATTGAAGCAGGTTAAGGGCGCAACTGTCATTAGAGAAATGGCGATGTACAGTTCAGTTTTTGACTTTGCACGAAAAGAATTATTTTTAACTAAAGAAAATCCATTCAAAGAAATTACAAAACCTTCAGCACCGCCGCCAAGACACCAACGTATTAGTGATGACCATATTAATAAAGTAATTAAAGGCTTGGATTATGAATGGGGTAAAACACCAACACAGCCTAGACACCGTGTTGCGTGGTCATTTCTCTTTGCCCTTGAGACTGCAATGCGTAAAGGTGAAATCCTTAGCGTGCAAAAGTCTTTAATATTTACTGACTTTATCCGGCTATTAGATACCAAAAACGGCTCATCTCGTGACGTGCCTTTAACTGCCAAGGCAAAAGAAATGCTTTCTTGGTTGCCAGATGATCCAAACGATAATCGCATGGTACCGCTTACATCGAATGCTTTCCGCTTAATTTGGCAACGTAATTTACGCCGTGTTGGTTTAGATGGTGTTATTACTTTCCACGATTCAAGGCATGAAGCAATCACGCGCTTTGTTCATGACTATCGTTTGCCTGTTGAAATCCTTGCCAAAATTACAGGTCACAAAACTATTAGTGTACTGGTTAATACCTATTACAATCCGACTGCATCCGAAATAGCCAAAATGCTAAACGCCGCATAATAAGAAGCCCCTATCTAGGGGCTTTATTTTACATGTCTTGTTTCTTGGTAAACTGCCACCAAGTTTTGTTGTAATAAACTTGGTTCTGCAAAAAGTTAATTTTTAATTCATTGCCGTTATAATCATAAAACTTAGTTACTTCACCGTTTTTATTTATATCAGCAAGCAGGTTGCATGTATGCTCAGCCTTACCCGCCTCCATAACCATAATCATCACTTGCGCCATTTTAAAAACTCAAATTGCCTTTACGCATAATGATACTTGAATATTGTTATTGATTGAATGCGCCGTGCATCCTGAAAACAGAATGCACAGTAGAGTAATAAAAGTTGCTAGCTTCGTTCTCTTACACAAAATCACTTTATGCGATCCGGTTACTAATCCATCCATAAAAGAATTGCTCTTGCGTGGGATTGCGTTCGCATATTTCAATATAACGTTGGCCCTGCATAATATTTAGTACCTTAAGCATCACCTTCTCACCATCTTTACCACGTTTGGCAAGAAAGATTTTTAAAGCCCCTAACGTAGCTGAACCATAAATACCATCAACGGCTAGATCGGGCCAACCGCCTTTACCTTGGTTATTCAATAGATTCAATGCTCGTTGTAATAAAGGCTTTGCAAAAGCTACGCCGCAGTTAACACCAGTATCAAGCAACTCTTCAGCAATCAAAGGAGATAAGGTATTAACCTGGTCAAAACGAGGGTTAATCCAATATTGCTGTTTATAAATTTGCTTTGCCAAATCCAAAGGCAAATCACGCATTGGGCCCTTCCAACCATTTACCCGTGCAACCGCTTCAGTAATGCCGTATTTGGTCGCCCCTCCTCGATCTGCCGGGTTATTTACATACCCACCTTCACGTTTAATTAATTCATCAAGATATTGTTCGATGTTCATTTCACTTTTCCTCAGGTAATAAAAAACCGCCCGAAGGCGGCATTAACTGTTTGAAATATCGTTTTTGGCTTTCTTGACTTCTTTTAGTACTTCGATAATTGTCTTACCTTCCTGTTTGTTAATGAAGTTAAAAATCCAGCGGACTAAAGCCCAACCGGGTAAACCACAAACAAAGAAGAATCCACCAAGTGCAATCATCCCCCATATATCAGTAACCCATTCATGAAGCCCCCACTTCACGATAATGAATGAACCGCCACATAAACTGGAAACAACGGTACAAATCAAACCCACGGCCCATTCTTGAGGAGACCTTGGCATTCGTGTCATTAAAACGACGGCAGCAACTAATGAAATTGCTAAGGTGACAGCAATTGCCGCACCATAAAACTTTAAAAATGCAGTAATACTGCTTGTTGAAAGTGGCTCCATAGCCATTACTCCAGAAATAAAAAAACACCCGATTGGGTGCTCTCATTGAAATTTTTAAATTAGAAATTTACTGCTTCAATTTCTTCATATGTCAAAGCAGTTTCAATTTTCTGTCGTGCAATACGCCCTCTCTCATGAATGTTATTAATGTGCACTGCAAGCGCGGTTTTTAAGTCAATCAATTGATCAGGACTAAGATTAACAACTGAATTGTCTTTTAAAGTCCACTCAACTGGTACACCGAGCAAAGCTGCAGTAGCGATTCTTAGTTGAGAATTAGAGTCTGAATCATAAAGCTTATTTTCAAACTCAAATCCGCCAAACTCATACTGATCCCGAATCTGCTTGATTTGCTCCCATTTATGCCTTTTTGCATCTTCTAAAGTTCGATTATCGACCCACTTCTTAGTTTCATAATCGAAGATATGATATGGCGAGGGCTGAGTGGGAATATTTATCCACTTTCCTTCTTGAAAAAACATATTTGGACAAGGAGGATCATCTAAAGCGATACATCCCTCAGGAGTATTCAGCTTGATCATCTCTTCATTACCAAAAATATGTCCAATAACTTCACCATTCTTTGAAACTAATACCGTCACTTTTTAAGCTCCAATGTTGATAAAGATGACATGGTGACTATTGTAGGAGTTTCGGCAAAGCCACCTTGAGCTTCAAATGAACCATAATAAATATTGGAATATTTAGTGATATAGGCCAACTGAAGCACTATTGTTTTTGTACCAGTGGAAGCAGGTAGGATATAAACGGGTGTCGCAGTAACTCCAATAAACCGGATTGTACTGCTCCCATCATAAAATGTTGGGTATATTTCCTGAGTGTACGCAACAGTACCATTTACTAATACCCGACAAGCTAGCGTTACACATTTCAAAATGTCGTAGGAGGATGGATATTGTGTGATCCTGACCTTACAGTCAAACACAAACGATCCATCAATCCTTAGTTTACCTCCTTGCGTTTGCACATTAAGAGTAACTAAATCTTGTGTATAACCAACTGAACCTGCCATTGAATTAGAAACAGCGAAATAAAATTTACGCTCTGTTTGATTAATTACCCCGGAAGGGACAGTAACGGCTTCATCTTGGATTTTTAAAGTGTCTATTGCTCCGTTTTTAATGTGAGCATTATCAACTTCAATATCACCTAAATCAGCGCTAATGGTGCTTAGATTTTCTGCCCAGATTCTATTTGCATTAATATAGCCAAAGCTACCAGAATCTACATATAAACCTCTTGGAATTACTGTTCCATTCGGTAGAGTTAGTGGCGTATTTAATAGCGACATTATCGGCTTAGGAGTTACACCATCGACTCCAACTGGCGCGCCGAACTGGATAGTATCGTAATTGAAAATGAATGTTGACGTGGTACCATCATTCATTGAACCATGACCTGCTAAATGCCCATTCACATCCATTTTTAAATATTGCTGAGCTTTAACACCATCAACGCTTTCAGTTACCTGTTGAATTGCAGCTGTATTTCCACCAACAGTAGTTTGCAAAGTAGTAATATTCGATGCTTGAGTTGAAACTTTGCCATCAATAACAGAAACTTTAGAATCCAATGAACTGAGCGCAGAAGCATCGGCTTTACTTGCAAGGACACCATTAATATTCGATACACTGTTATTCAATTGTGTAATTGAATTGCTTTGGCTAGAAATGGTCCCTTCAGCATTCGTAACTCGAGTATCAAGTGAAGATAAAGCTTTTGAAGTTGCAATTTCGCCAATTGGTTGCTCCCACAGTGTTGCAACATTCCCTTGTTCCAACTTCATGCGTCTTATAGCCAATGCGTTTCCAACTGTAGTTGAATCAGACTGAAAAGACATAATGAGGCTTGTTGCATTTGCTGGAACTGTGAATGTGCAACTTTGTCGAGTGTATTGATTATTGCTGATACCGCTCATTGATTTAACAGCAATATCACTCCAAGCGCCGCCAACTTGGGCAATAATCCGCCAGCGCACTGGCAATGCAGCACCACGCACATCTGCACTAATTGTGTAAGTAGTGCTTGCGCGTAAAACACTGGTAGCGTTGACTGGTGAGGTCATACGGTAGTAGCGTTCTACACTCGCATCGTTAACAGTAAAGTAAGAATCAATATTGAAATTTGTCGAAAATCCTTGGGCAGAAGCTGTACCATCGCTTGTTTTTGGTTGATTCGCAGAGTTCGGAGCAGCCGTATTACTTAATAAGTTTGCACCAATTACTGCCGCGGCGCTTAAACCTGCCTGCAAACTGGTGATCTGGTTACCTTGGCTTGTAATAGAGTTCTCCGTCGCGGTAACTCTAGAATCCAGACTCGATAATGCAGCGTTATCTGCTTTAGTTGATAAATTACCGTTAATGGTAGCCACATTGTTGTTCAAAGAAACAATACTGTTTCCTTGACTGGTTAGAGTACCTTCAGCGTTGGCCATACGGGTGGTGAGTAAAGAAACAGCAGAGGCTGTCGTAGCATTTTCTACAGAGGAAGTTCTATCCGTCAATCGAATAGAAGAATAATCTACGACACAAGCGCTTGGGTACACCCAAACACCAAACCATGCAAAGGTGTCTACCGTAGGCGTGTAATCTAGTGAGTAGTCAACAAAATTAACAGTATCAGTTACTGTCACCTGACTTACTGCTAATACGTTATTATTATTGCTTACTTTGATCCAGCGTAATAATAATCCAGCTGTTCCTGATACCTTACGCGCTCTTACAGTTGCTCTATAACTCCTACCTGCTTTCAACCATACACCGGTAGTAGGGGTTTTTACTAAAGTATTAGTGTTTGAAGTACCTGCATCATTCGCCTTAGTTACTCGTAAACCTGTACCCCCATCTTCACCGTAATTACCAGCTACGACGGAGTTACCAGTGGCAAGCTCCCCTGCAGTAATAAATTTTAAACCCTCTCTAAAATTCGGGTCTAAATTTAGCGCATCACCTTGGGACTGAATCGCAGCCTGTAAAGTTGTGATGCTACTATTAGTGGTAGCTAAACCATTTTCTGTGGCGGTTACACGGCTATCCAAGGTGGCTAAGGCACTGGAGTCAGCTTTTGCAGAAAGGGCACCATTGATGCTCGTGATACTGTTGTTTAATGCTGTGATCTGGTTGCCTTGACTTGTAAGGGTACCACCCTGCTGTGTTACGGTATTTTGAAGGGTGGCTAACGCAGTAGCATTAGCATCTGCTTTAGATTGCGCTGTTGCAGCTGCAGTGATGTTCTTACAATGCCAGTCGGTGATAAACCACACTGTGCCAAACGGGCTACTTTGACCCACTGAAATATAGGGCCTGAAATAATTACAATTAGCAGGTACAGTCCACTTCCACGTGATACGTGCCCAACTTGATGAAGCAGCGGTAGATGCTCCACCAGCAATACTTCCAATACCTCCTGTCGGTGTACTTGCTTTACCTACGTATAGAGTTAAACCAGCGGTACCGGTTGCGCATGCGACCAATGCACTAATCTCAAAAACATCCCCCTCTTTGCATGCAATATTGTTAATTGAAGGAATGTGGTCACGTGCGGCTAAACGAGCCGCGTATTGATAGGCGCAGCCTGTTGGAACTTCTGAATCGGTTGTTGCAACGACCGTCATCCCCATTTGATTGTAATCAGGGACAAATGTCGGGTTTGGAATTAATTCACCCGCTGTCGCAATAGCACCTTTAATCGCATTATTTAGCGAGGTAATTGAATTGCTCTGAGAGTTAATATTCCCCTCTGTAGCGCTCACACGAGAATCGAGAGAATTAACTGCAGAACTATCAGCTTTTGTTGCAAGCGTACTATTGATTGTATTAACACTATTGTTGAGCGAGGTAATTGAATTACCCTGACTTGTTAGCGTATTACCCTGTTGTGTAACTGTAGAGCCAAGTGAGCTTAAAGCGGCAGAAGTTGCAATGTCAGTAACCGCAGGCGACCAATCAGTAACGACATTGCCTTCCTCTAACTGTGGTAAAGCTAACCATACTTTATATGTACCAGATGTGGGTGCTTGAATGCGGAACAACACATCTTTTTTAGATGTATTTCCTGACTGTTTATATTTGACGAAATACTTCGTCATTGTAGTAGTCAATGTGAATGTGACTTGTCCATCAACTCGTGTTGTTATTGCTCCATTTGATGCTGTACCTGAAGTTGTAGTATTTGGGTTGTAGAAATAAACATTAAACAGAGTGCCTGCAGTTTCTGCTTTAGCCCAAAAACTTACAACATATTCTCCAGCAAGTAGCTCAACTGTAGATTTAAGTGCAAGCATATCAACACTACCCGCTGTAGTAGCAGTGGCTGAAATCATGTTGCCATTCTTAAACGTACCATCTTTACTAGCATGCGTAGACAAGTCCGTGCCTGGTAATAAATTGGTAGAACCAACAGCCAAGCTATTAAGCGAATTATTTAACGAAGTAATTGCACTTCCTTGAGAAGATATAGCATTACCTTGCGTTGTCACAGTATTAGACAATGCAGTTAATGCTGAAGCATCGGCTTTTGTATTCGCTGTATTTTGCGCTGCCGCTGCTGCGGATGCTGCATTGTTAGCTGTATTTTGTGCTGTTGTTACGTTGTTATTAGTGGTCACTAAACTGTTGTTGAGTGAAGTAATGGAGTTACCTTGACTTGTTAACGTATTTCCCTGCTGAGTAACTGTGGAACTTAAAGATGAAAGTGCTGAAGCATTTGCAGCAATTAAATTACCTGTTTCAGTAGAAGCTGCTGAATATGCGGTTGCGATTGTTCCTCTTTCTAATTGAACATTTGTAAAATATGCAACGCCTGCGGCAAGCAATGACATATACAAATTAGTAGTATCAACATGTGATGCTGACTTTCTTAAAGTTGTAATTGTGTACTTTGTCCATGTAGTTGTTAATGCAATACTTTGGGCACCACTACCACCAAAGAGTTGAATTTTTACAGACAATGCAGCATCAGCTTTTGCAAAAAACGATAAGACAAGTGGTTCAGTAGAACTTGTTACTGGAATAACAGTTGCTGTCATTAAAATTTGATGTACACCATCTTGCCCGGCACCGCTAGCAATAACTTTTAAAACTTTAGATCGAGCATAAGTTGCGCTATCTACTGCAATACTATGATTGCCATTCGCTGTGATATAACTTAAGTCGTTATAAAGGGTGTTATAGACTAAGTTAAGGCTGCCATTTGTGATCGTGTTATTCAGCGAAGTAATATCTGAAGTATTTGACGTTACTTTATCGTCAATAACTGTCACTTTTGAATCAATATTGCTAACCGCAGTTGCATCCGCTTTTGTCACTAAAGCACTATTAATAGTGGTGACATTGTTTTGCAATGAAGTAATAGCATTACTATTTGAAGTTAGCGTATTTCCTTGTTGCGTAACTGTGTTTTGAAGTGTGCTTAACGCACTGGCATCTGCTTTATCATAAGTAGATGGTTTCCAGTAAGTTGCAACTTGACCTTCTTCTAATTGAGGTTTTTGAACTGTTAATGTCGCAATATTACCATCACCAGATCCATTAAGATCGAAGCGCAATGAATAAGTAATACCGGAGGCATCAGCATTAGTTTTGAATGTCACTGAATAGCGTGTAAGTGTTGTAGTGGTTACTGCAACAATCGCTGACTTGTGATGTGCACCGCTACTTGCAATTAAAAACGCATCAACGCTTTTTACGTTAGGTGTTCGTAATGCCCAAAATGACAAAGTGTAGAAAGTGTCTGGCTTAAGTGCAGGATCAGTTAAAGACCATGTGATATAGCTTTCACCCGTAGTTGCGGCCATTGATACAGTTTTTAACTGATCCGTTAGGGCAACTAAATTTACTCCAACATTGCTGATCGAGTTCTGCAAACTTGTGATTGAATTGCCTTGACTTGTTAGAGTGCCTTCGTTAGAGGTAACACGTGTATTTAAAGCTGTGAGAGCGCTTGAATCTGCTTTTGTTGCAAGCGTGGAGTTAATTGTAGAAACATTATTTTGAAGGGTTGTAATAGCACCGCTTTGCGATGAGATATTGCCCTCAGCAGTAGTCACACGGTTAGCCAAAGAACTTAAAGCAGTTGCATCCGCTTTACTTGCAAGCGTTCCATTGATGCTTACAATATTATTATTCAATTGCGTAATTGAGTTGCCTTGACTTGTTAAAGTGCCTTCGGCATTTGTCACGCGAGTAGTTAGATTTGTAATAGCTGATGCATTGGCATCAGAAGCAACTGCATCGGTAGCATTAATGATACTGATCGAATCATAATCAATCGTACCAGCTGCCATGAGCCACGTTCCGAAATACACAAGGACATCTGATGTCGGTTTATATGTATAAATTAAGTCGACATAAGCCGATGTTGATGCCACAGATAATGTTGCGGACGCAAGAACAGCATTATCAGATTTTTTGTGAAAACGACCAAGAATACTTCCCGTGCCTGATATCAACTTACATCTAACAATTGCCCGATACGTATTATTAGCTTTTAAGAAAAAACCATCTGTCCGGTTTGTATTGACGTTTGTATTTGTTCCAGCAGATGTATCTGTATTTGACTTAATTACACGAATACCAAGTGACCCATTCTCACCGTAAGCGCCGTGCGTAACAGAGTTACCTGCCGGTGTTTCAGCAATTGTGTAATATTCCAAACCAGATACAAAATGAGGATCAATATTGAGCGCGTCTGCTTGTACTCTTAAAGTGCTTTTTAGCGTATTGATTGACATCGAAGCTGCATCAGCCTTGCTTACTGCTGTGTTTGCAGTTGTTTGAGCTGTGGCTGCAGATGAAATAGCTGTATTCGTCTTTGATTCATTCGTAGTTAAACGTGAATCTAGCGCGTTAATTTGCGTAGCATTGGCACTTGTATTTGTAGCATTTGTCGTAATCTGAGTCTGCAAACTTGATAAAGTGCCATTGGTGCTTGATTTATAAGTTTCAATATTGCTTAACAGGGCCGCATCTTCAGACTTGCGCTGAGTAGTTTCAGTTGTTAATCCATCATTCAAATTAGAAATTGCAGCGATACGAGTAGAACTCTCATCTGCAATCTTTTGATTTAACAGATTTGTAGAAGTGATTAAATCATTTGCTACTTTAGATGCTGCTGTTGATGCATTATTCGCTGTATTTTTAGCATTGGTCGCTATAACACTCGCATCATTTGCTATTTTTTGGGCTGAAGAAGCTTGTGTTTGAGCAGAGGTTGCTGCCGATTGAGCACTCGAGGCCGCCGTCTTAGCTTCAGAGGCCACAGCCTGGGCATTGTTAGCTGCAGTTTGGGCGCTACTAGCAACAGCTTGGGCATTATTTGCTGCAGCTTGGGCTGCTTCAGATACATCGACTGAATTTTCAATTTTACCTTGAAGCTCTTGGGCAAGATCACTCTCATTAATATGACCAGAAATAAGATCAAGAACCGCTTCCGGATCTGCTGTGGTCGTACCATTGACCCATTCAGACCAAGGACCAACATTGCCAATCCGGTCAATTAATCGACCGCGATAAAACTGTCTAAGATTAGGTTGTAAACCTTGGATTGTGGTAGTGGTAGTCGGATATGCAAACAATCCTAATTGAGCAATATTGTTGATGCCATCAGGTGAAACTTCAATTTCGGTATAAGCTGTATCTTTTGCACCTGTTGGAGGGAATCCCCAATCAAGCTTCATTCCAAACAAAATACCTGTGGCACGTATAAAAGCTATTTTCGGCGGTAATCCCTGCTTTCCAGTGATTTCAGTTAAGGAAGATGTAACCGGTAAAGATGCGATTTCAAAAGCAGAAATTGCGGTAACGCGGGCTTGATATTGACCTGAATAGACTCCTGGTATCTCAATCGAGTTATTACCAGTTAAAGGCAAACGGATCCAAGATCCATCATCTTTTCGCCACTCAACAAGGTACTTAACTGCCCCTTTTGCTTGCACCCAAGACACAATCATTGTGGTGACATTAATACCTTGATCAACACGACTTTCCGTCGTAATCAAAACATCTTTGACTGGTTCTTGGGTAGATGGGTTGATAATTGAAATAGGAGTATCTTCAAAGAAAGCTCCGTTGTCGATCTCATCAAATTTTTGTGGATTATATTGAAGACCTGTAATACTGAACTGGTGTTTTTCATCTTGTGTGATTGAAATAACACGGAATTTCATTGTCGCTAAATCTTTAGCATCCAATACCCAAACGTTTTGTACTGCAATCGAATTAGCATCAAAAGGCAAAGTAACAGTAACAACGCGACCCGAGATTGATTGAACGATTCGAGTTTGAGCTTTGCCATTTTCACCATTGATTACAAGGCGATCACCAGCCTTAGCTACAACATCATCTCGATCAAGAGTAATGCTTTTGAGGTCAGCAGAAATTTTAGATACACGTCCGCCATTAGCACGTCCTGCAAACAGTTCATCCGCAATTTCAATTACTCTTCCTGGCAGTGGAATATGCCCATCTAAACCGACTTTAAACGAAACTGTACGAGTCTCCTTTTGCTCGGATTTTAAAGCCCAGTGGCCTGCACGTTGAGCCTGGCCACGAGAAGTACATCCCCACGCATCTAATTCAAGAATGCGTACTTGGCCAGACTCAGCAATAGCATTTTCATCGCGAACAAATTCGTATTCTGTTTTATAGTGATTTGCAGGATTATCCCACGCAACCTTAACTACATTATGCCGATCACGTGCACGTGTTCCTGAGTATTCGAAAACACCACCAACCACATTTGCACGGGTATAGGTGAAATATGTGTCTTGTGGTATATCGGCATCACATATAATGCTTGTACCATCCCAGAAGGCAATCGCTCGAAAGACACCAGCCAATTTCATTAATATACTGAAAGCATCTTCAGCATTTTGAATGTACACATTACATGTAAATCTAGGTTCTTGGCCGCCAAGTCCGTCGGAAACGCTTTGATCGCAGTATTGAGCTAAACGGTACAAAGACCATTTATCAATCATGAATGGGGTTAAGCGATTTCCTAAACCATAACGATCATTTGTACAAAGGTCGTAGTAAATCCATGCCGGGTTATTTGTGTAAGCTCTTTTAAAAGTACCATCCCAAATTCCAGTATATTGTCGCGTTTGCGGGTTGTAATTGGTTGGTACTAAAAGCAATCGACCTTTCAGATCTACAGCTAATTTCGCCACATTTCCAAAAGTTTCGGCATCATATTGCAGACCTAATAATGCCGTATTTGGGTATCTTAATTTTGCATCAACAACTTCAGTAAATGCCTCAACATACATTTTGTCGCTTACAAACTCAGAGGTTGAGTTAGGTGTAATGCGACGTACCCGGATTAACCAACCACTATCGGCCTTTGGTAAATCAATACGGTGAGCTCGTTCATAATTTGCAGAAGTCTTATCGGATATTTTAGTTTTTAATACTTCTGTCCATGCACCACCGTCAGTTTGTATATCGATAGCATATTCAATTGTTATACCGCTAACATCACCAGTGCTTGAGTCCTGCTGGCGAAGCGGTCCCCACTTTAAGCGAATACGAACGGCGTCAAGATCAATATTATTAAATGCTCGTACCCATGGAGTACCTGACTTCAATTCGACATCGACAGCAGTTTCACTTTCTACTGAAGGAAAACCTTCAATGTAATCTTGATCATTTGTACCTTTGCGGAAATCTAGTTTTACGTTCGAATAAGTCAGATTCCCATTGGCATCTTGTAGTGGAGTTCCTTCAAGAAATATTGATTGATTGCCATTGGCTAATCCTTCAATTTCGCCTTCACCTAAACCATATAAGATTTTTATATAGGTTTTAGATTGTGCGGAATCTGGAGCAACTACAGGTTTTCTTGCCTCACCCTTGCCCTTTTTCGCGCCTTTTACAATCGCCATAGGTTTAAATCTCGCGCAATAAAAAAGGCGCTTAAAGCGCCTTAAAAAAACATCACATTAAATTTTCTACATCTGGTCTTCAGGATACTGACCAGCACTCACAATGAATCCACCAACTTCACGTTGGCCATATAAAACTGGAACAGGGTTCCCTTGGGCAACCGTAGTTACAGCTCCACCGAATCCTTGGTTTGCCCTATTACCATCTTGGTTTTGGTCCTGAGTATTATCGACCTTTGGCATAAGCATCATTGCAATGCCACCCAACATCATCCCGATACCTGAACCAATCAATGCTGCACCCAATGGTGCTCCACCGCCTAATGTGCCTACAGTTACTAAAACACCTACTACTACTAGCACCGCGCCTAGAACAGTTTGCAAAATTCCGTTATTACCCCCAGCACCTACAACACGAGGTACTACATGAATAACATCAGCTTCGGTGTTCATATCAAGCTGCTCTTCACCGATATTGTCTCCAGTAATGAGTCGCTTAGTTTCATGGTCATAGATTGATGGGCTTTTCTTTCCGCGTTTTTTATTTGAATTTTTACTTTTAAGAAATACGGCAAACTGCAAGCCTTGCTCGTGGGCATGCAACATAAACTTCTCGAACCCCGCAATCTGTACAGATAAGGCACGCATAGCTTCACGTGTATTTGCCACATCGAGCTTAAATTCACGACCAAACTGTTGTCCAAGTACGCCATACAATTTAATTGTTTTTAACATCTCTATGCCTCAAGATTTTAACTGTACGTTCAAGCCATTGCTGACCATAAATTTCTCGCACTGACTTTCGGTTATAAGGGTGATGAAGAATTAAAGTTGAACCTATGCAGTTTTCTGCCTCTTCAGACTTTAATTTTCCATTGTCTCCTAGCCAAATAAGTGCATGATTTGGATGCTCTGTACGCCCTACACGACAAATCAACATATCGCCATATTGAGGAGTATCTACTTCATAAAACCCTGCTTTATCGTAGTTTTCTAGGTAAAGTGAAGGGTGATCACTTTCTTCCCACCAGGCATCTTTTCGCTCAAAATCCATGAGTTCAACACCCAACTCTCGACTATAAAAATCGCGGATAAGTGCATAGCAATCTTGCCACCCATGGTAATAATTACGACCAACTAAAGGCGTTCGATATCCACATGGTTCATAAACAGCGAAATCTAGATCTGGATAAGAACAGATTACCCATGGTTTTTTATGTAATTCGATTTGAACTAAATCAAGATCAGTGGCTCGAGTAGTACCATCAGGATGCGAATGTACATATGCTATGATTTCCCCCTGGTCTTCTGCCAGAGTTAAATCTTCAGGATGAATTTCAAATTCATCCGCATTATCAGAAATATTGCGGCAACGGATATATTCTTTACCAACTATCACGCCACAGCATTCTTGTGGATAGCATTCATCAGCATGAGCCATGATTGCTTTTTTAATCTTTGCCGTTAATTTCATAAGTGCTCACATTAGACTCGATGCTGGGAAACCACCAAAAGGCAATGGTTTGTTTTCACCGAAACGTACGCGACACGATCGGAGTCTTCCACCGCATCGATCTAAAGCTGGATCATCAGTTGGCTCATCTTTATCTGTAAACATGGCAGTACCTGTATATCCACACTCTTCATCTCGATATTTGCCCATGGTGCACCAATGGCATAAAGAAGTGATTTGACGAACTGGAATTTTCAAACCCTCAAAATCAATTGGATTTGAAAGCTCAAAAGTTACTTGCTGAGCATTTTCAGATGTTTTTTGCTCGATATACCATTTCTGTTCTTTGGCTTCATTTGATGCTGTAGGGTTACCTTCAGGGAAATTTTTAGCATCAAGATATTTGGCAAGGGTTGTTATTACTTTAAGCTTTGCCCCCACAAAATCTTTGCATTGAAGGCAGTAAGCTGAAATTGCCCCCTGTATTCCACCGATGTTATTTGCGATCGTTAACGTTGGTGCAGAAGCTTTGCCGTCCGAACGCATTTCTAGACCAGAGACTTCCAAGCTAATTGCTTCAAACTCTTCACCCTGCCAAAAAATGCTTCCTTCTTGTTGGTGACCATGAAAACGCAAGATGCCAATTCCGTAGGAAGTGGCATCTAACTCGTACAGGTGGATTAATCCACCAGGTTCGAGTTTTTGGAAATCACTCTGTAAAGTCATAGATACTCCTTAAGCTTGAACTGGAGCTTCCGCGACTGGAGTGTATTCAACGCTAATTTTTTTCGTCGCTAAGTCATATTTCATATTTAATGAATTAACTGTTACGCCATATAAATACCCAGCATTTTGAATTGTCTGCATTGCCCATCTGGTAATATCAGCATCAAGTAAAGTCATGCTTCCATTCGTACCACCACCTGGTGTAACTACAATACCCACTGAATTAGAAGGCTTATCATAATTAATGGTTAAAGTTTCAATTTTACCTGCGGGCAAATCATTGCCAAAACTACGAGCATCAAACAATTGAGTACGTAGTTCGCCAACAAAAAATGCTTCAGCAAGATCTAAAGTTTTAACAGCCATGGTTATGCTCCTATAAGCAAAAAAATAGCTCCAATTAGGAGCCGTTGAGTAAAATATTAGGGTTGGAAAACCTGCTTGAATGTAGTTGAAATTCGCCAGGTATTTCCACCTAAACAAGTAGGTTGATAATCACCAGCTTTTACACGCACTTGACCATCTAACGGCGAGTCCCACAAAAAAGAGTTGGCACCCTTGTGGGCATCAAAAAATGCTTTAATTTGCATAATTTCAGCCTTTTCTGCTGTGCGTTGATAAGTCCATTCACCAGATTTATTGTTTATACCAACTGAAGTTGTTTGCTCATATCCATCACCAAATTTAGTTGATAACGTATTAAAGCGTTGCGTTTGGTTATTACCATCTAGGTCACATTCAAAAGTGAATATAAGATCACTCATAAATTTTTCTCACAAAAAAAGCCCGCGTTAAGCGAGCTTTTAATAGCCATATCTAAAGTATGACCAGATTAATAAAACTATACCGCAATTAACGGAAAAGTGGAAACATCATTCTGATCCCTTGAAATCATTAACATGCATGCTGAATTGTCGATTCACATGGCGAACGATATCCGAATCATCACTATGACCTTCATTTTTAAGATTTTGAATGTAAGTGTTTTTTGATTCTTCAGTAAATTTCAAGTAATCATCAAGATCAATAATTTCTTTTTGTGCCAAATAAGACACTAGGTTTCCAACTAATGAGTTAATCACCTCATCACCATCAAAACCAAGTTGAATAAGCTTATCAATCCAAGCAAGTTTATCTTTACTATTTTCTTGACTCATCTTTTCCTCTAAATAAAAAGCATAATAAGTATAAATAAGTTATCAGGTTAAACTGGTCTCATCTACCGTGAACCTCTGACAATTTTATACAATACCCCACCTTGCATACTCTCTCGTCTAGCCCAGCTGTTCATCATACTGTTAAGACTTTGAGCAATTTCCTTCTGCCCTTGCGTATCAACTTGGGCAGAACCATCATTTGTAAAAGTAATGGTTTGACTGATACTAATATCACCAGAAGGTTTGGTATTAGTATTATTGGAGTTAATCGCATCAAACTGTCTAGTCTCCCTTCTCGTAGCAATCGCATCAGATTGATTATTAGAAACGTACCCACCGTTAGCATAACCGCTTGGTGAACTTGTCCGCATTGATTCAACTACGCCAACACCACCCCATCTTTTAATGTCCTCTTGCGACCATACAACTTCGCCCTTATGTACTACTCCAGCTGGAGTATGTTTAAGCCCATTTCCTGTATAGCCGCCATCAGCAAAGCCTTGTGGTGTTGCAGCCTGGATCAGAGAAACAAATGTTCCTGACTTCAAGGTGGCTATAGCGGCAGCGGCTGCTTTCTGATACCAAGTACCTGGTTCATTCGCATAAGCATCGGATGCGGCTTTCCACATATTCATTCCCGCTTGTGCTAAGGCAAATGCACGCTGACTTTCATAAAGAATGCGGTAAGCACTTGATGACTCACCCAGCATATTCTTAAACATTCCAGCTAATGCACCAGTTACGTTAGCTCCATAACCTAATTGCAGGCTAATAGAGTCATTCTGATAAGTTGACTCGATGAGCTTCATTCGCTCGGTATGTTCAGCCCATATTTGCTCCCGTTGTGCTGCAATTTCCTGTAAATTTGCATTTGGATCCTCAGCCTGCATATTCAAAACAGCTTCCTGACCATTTGCCATATTTAATGACTGTGCTGTTTGGTCGGCGCGAGTTTGGTCCAACTGATATTGTTGGCTATTCCCTGTCATGTCTGCATATGTACGATCCCAATTTCGACTTGCCGTAGCAGCTTTATCCAGGAGCTCTAACTGCTCTTGTGATTTTGATAACATTATTCTTTTTTGACGCTCTTCATCACTAAGCTTACTATTCTTTAAAATTTCCTCACGCTCAAGTCGATATCTTTCCCTCATTGCATCAATCTCTGAATATAGAAATTGTTTAGCCTGAAATAATCTCTGTTCTTGGGCTAGTTTGAGTAAGCCTAGTTCTTGCTGAAGTTGTTGACCAAGTAAATTAACTGCTTCTTTACGTTGATCTTGGGTTAATTGAAAGTCATGCTCAGCTTCAAATTGACGCCTTGCAAAGCTTTCCTTTATTAGATCCTCTTCTGTTAAATTAAATTGTTTATAGTCATCCAACTTGGTTTTTAAAGCCTGTTGGGCAATAGCAATATCATTATCAGCACGTGCTTTTAACTCTGCTTTAATTTCTTCTTTACGTGCTGGGTTGAAATTAGCTTTATCTACATCTTCTAATTTTTTCGAGAGTTCATTTCTAATTTTAGTTACTTCATTAGCAACATCATTTTCCAACTGCAAGCGCAATTTTGCCTGCTCTTCTGCCATTTTGGCTGAATCATCAAGCATCTTATCGAAGTCTTTAGAAGAAATATCGCCAGCTGAATATCCGTTTGCACCTGCTGCATACGACTTTACGTTTGCTAGATATTTCTTAGTTTCTTTGTATCCATATGCCTTTCCGTTTTTTACATTATCCGGTCCAGCGTTGTACGCCATAATAGCCTTTTCAACATCTCCACCAAACTGTCTAAGAAGAGCTGAAACATACTTAATCATTCCATTAACACTAGATTCTTCACTTCTAACATCAACACCATACTGTTTAGCTGTAGCTGGCATAAATTGTGCCAAACCTTGAGCACCGACTGGTGATGTTAATAATTTGCCTTTACGATAAGTATCTCCTCTGCTTTCCTGCATAATCATGCCTTCAATCAGGCCTTGTGGAATACCAGCAGCTGCAGCCTTATCAGAAATATTATATTTCTTTGATAATGCTTGTACTTTTGCATTCACAGCCATAATTTTTTGCTGTTTTTCAAGTTCACTAGTATGTTTCTTTTCAGCTTCTGTTATCGCATCTTTCTTTTCCTTAAGTGCATCCAATGCTTTTTGTGCTGTAATGATTTGAGCAATTTCTTCATTTGTAACAATCACTGTTGTTCCAGCAGGAGCTACAGCTTGTTTTGCCTTTTCTAACTCCTTGATCTTTTTAACAACCTCTTCACTATAACCAAGATTCAGGTATGCCAATTCTTCATTAGAATTCAACACATCATTTCTTAGACTGTCAAAATATCCTTTTTGGGCTTTTGTAGCTTTTTGGGCGGCACTTTCATTACCAATTAAAGCTTTCGAATTTTCGTCAATCCCTGCAACTGCCGTTTGTGCTTTTTTGCCTGATAACTCAACCTCAATTCCAAAAAGTTTAAGTGAATCTTTCGTGGTCTTAGCTTCTTTAGCATTTTTTTCAAATTCTTTAGTATTTTCTTTAAGGGAATTGTAGATCTCTTTACTAATACGTAAATCATTAAAACGTTTAACTGCCTCATTCATGCTAATGGTGCCATCCATCGCATCATTAACAACCTGGACGATCTCTTTATTCCCCTTATAAAGTTGAGCTATGGCATTTAACTGAATATTAATCTTGCTACTTGATTCTGCTAATGCCTTATTTTGCCGCTCAAATGAAGTGGCCATGTCATTAATTGCCGAATCTTTTTCAAGTCCACGCAAGGCTAAAAGTTCTTCTTTAGCTTTTTTGGCTACAGAAGCTTGTTCTTCTAATTTTTTATTAGCTTGCGCTGCTTTATCCTGAAAATACATATAGCCAGCAGCTAGTGCAGTAATTCCCAGGGCGATAGCGTTTATTGGCCCCCCTACTAAACCTAAAGCACGACTACCTAATGTCGCAACTCGATTTAAATTCCCTTGAGCTACTGTATAGGCCATTGTGGCTGCAGTTGCCTCTTTTAAAGCAATGCTATGTGCAATCTCGGCAGCAGTTTTACGTTGTATAGCTGCAGCTCGAGCATTTGCAGTTGTCGCCGCATTATATTCTGCCCTAGCTAATCCTATTTCAGTGAGAGCCAATGCAGCAGCTTGACGCGCCCTCATAGCTTCAACACCAAGTAACTGTACTTGAGATTGAGCTTCAGCTAAATTCGCAGCTCTCTGTTGAGCCGAGGCAGCAATGCTTGCTTGGATGGCTACTGTTTTCGTTAATACTGCTTTGGTAATTAAACCAATTCCAGCAACTACGGCCCCATTCACTAATAAATCTAAATTGTTTGCTAAAACCTGAATAGAACCAGATAAAGTTTGAGCTGCACCCGAACCTTTCCCCGTTTCACCTACAAATTTCGTAATACCATTACTTAGCATTTCTAGGGATTGACCAATAGTCTTGTCAGTCTTTCCATAGAGCTCTTCAACGCTATCACCAGCCTGCAGTAATGCCTTGGTAATAACTTCACCAGTTAGTTTTCCATCAAGCATCATTTGACGAAGCTCACCACGGGTAACTCCCAAACCTTTTGCCATAGCATTTAAAAGTCCACCAGCACCATCGACAAGGCTGTTGAACTCCTCTGCTCTAAGCACACCGCCATCTAATGCTTGTCCATACTGAAATAGAGCTGCTGCTGCCGACTCAGCATTAGAGCCACTGATTGCAACAGCTTTTGAAGTAATTTCTGTAAGTTTGGCAGTTTGTGCTTGTGTAAGATTTAAAGTCTTGGCATTAGACATATATTTCGAGTAAACATCATTTACCGCACTCCATGAAGAAGCTGAACGCTGTGCAATATCAAAGGTATCTGTCATTGCACGATTCAATTCTTCTTGGCTGTTTGTTACTAATTTAAGTTTATTATTAATACCCGTGTAGAGATCCATTTTATTAATTGCTGCCCCTACGGTAACAACCCCAGCCATATATCCTGCAAGCTGTCTGGTCGCTACAGAAAGCTTATCCATTGACTTAGTAGCGTAATCACCATTTCTTTCAATGCTATCTAATTCATTGGCTAGATTACGCGCGTTACGCTCTGCATTTTTTGAATCAATGACAATGACTAGACGAGATTCTTGAGTCATCTTACTTTTCTCCAGGCAATAAAAAACCCACTCAAGGAGTGGGTTGTTCAAAATTAAATAAAATTACCAAGCTGGCGTATTTACTAAAAAAAGCACCCTAAGGTGCTTTTTTATTACTACTTGTTTAATTAGCAAGAATACAGTTTTGATATTTATGAGCCACACCATCTAATGCTTCAATAACACCAGGTGCACGTGCTCCAGCCCATGTTCCAACCTGTCTAAAACCATTATTACTTGATGTGCCTGTATTTTGTTGAGCTCTCAAAATATTACTCATTACAAATTGAACTTTATTTTCTTTAAGAGCAACCTTTACATCATATTTAACAAAATCTGTAATAAGACCTGCTTGCTGTCCTTTTGTCTTTACATTGCCATTTGCAATAAATGTTTTTTCATTTTCATCTAGATATTTAAAAACAGACTTTCCTTGGTGAACTTGAGTATTATTATTCTCATAATATCTACCTGTATATGCCCCTATGAAACTACCAGCTTGGTCATGTAGAACAATATCATCATTTTGAAAATTTTCAGCAGCACATAATTTCAATTTAGAGAATGATGTACCTGTTGAATTAAAAGAATAATCAATTTTATCAATGTATGTATCCCCCGCTGAACTAGCACTTATAGTTGATACATTATTTGGCAATTGAATCGGTGCAACTGAACATCCACCAAGAATTGAAACCAAACCCAATAAAATAATCTTTTTCATGAAATTACCCATCATTTTTTAATGGATAAAATTTAACAGGTGAGAAATAAAAAAGCCACTCAATCGAGTGGCTTCTCTATTTTAAGCATGTAGTAGCTTTTCAGCACCAGCGGCCAAAAATGCAGATCGGGTTTTAAATCTTTTATCCTTACCAACATTATCATCAATCTTCCGAATTAATCGGCTTGGCAAAGTAACATTGATTTTTTCTGGCTTACCTAAATAACGACTAACATCAACTTCAGTAACTGCCCAGATCATTCCTTTATAGTCGGTATCATCTAGAAACTTACCTACTTCAGATGCTAAAGGAATTTCCTCACCATCTTCAGCTAGGATTTCTAAATGACCAGAAATAGCCTCTTTTACGTTCTCGATAGCTTCCTCTAATGTGTCGCCAGCACTAAAACAACCTGGAATATCAGGAACAGTGACACCAAATGCTTCGGTATCTGATCCTCGTTCAATTGCAATTGGATATAACATCTCAACACTCCATGCCCTTGGCATAAACATATCGCCCACTGCGTTATGGTTAGTTGTAAAGGGCAGATATTTAAAGTCAGGAAACAGCGGGTCAATTTAGACCCGCTTGCTTCAAAATGCTTTTAACAGTTCCGTTTGGTAAATCTTTTTTAGGATGCGGGATTGTAACTAACCCCTTTTTGGTTGGGTGTTTGAAGTGATGATGACTTCCTGTAACCCTAACCTCATACCAACCGTCTGCTTCAATCATTTTGATTAAATCCAGACTTTTCACACCATTCCCTTCTTAACTTGATGAAGCAATTATAACCCTAGAGTTATTTTAAGTAAATACCTCTAGGGTTATTTTTTAATAGGCTGCTTCATTTTTTTGTGAGAATCATCCAGAAAAATATTATCCATCGCAAAAATACAGTCGTTAAAAATATCTCTTTCGACTGGCAATTCGTAATGTTCACAATATGCAGATATGGATGAAATATCCAAAGCTAGAGGAATGCCTTGCTCATAACGTCTTGAGCGCGAAATAACGTTATACGCCGATAAAATTGCATGTGAGGTAAATGAATATTCAGGCTTTTGAAATTCTTCTGGCTTTTTCAAGTTTAAGGCTTTGGCGATTGCCGTTTGTTTCTGGCCGTAGTCGTTCGCTTCTTCTTCTGAGCTGAACTTGGACCAGTTGTAGAGCTGGACGACTTTCCCACTACTTCATCCTTGTAAAAATCTGCTTCGTTTTGGATATTCTCTGCTTCTTGTCTGATGTATAACCAAACAGCTACCCCTATATCTCCCATATTTAAAAGCTTTATTGCATTTTCGGGTGAATATTCTGGCTCTGTTTCTACAATCTCTTTTTCTGCATTCTCCTCCTCAAAAATGACACCTTTCCAGTCCTCGATAAGATGACATGCGGCTGCTTCTAAAAGTAGCTCATGATAAAGCTTATCTTCTTTTGAAGCCTTACTGACATCATAGCCTTTAGAGGTAATTTGGTTATTTGCTCGTTCAAGGGCCACCTGATATGGTTTATAAGAGATACCACGAATTTTAAATTCAGCTAATACATTTCCTTCTTTATCAACGTACTCCCGCCATTTACTAACCGTTTTACTAGTCTGAATGCTTACTTTTAAAGCCATGTTTAACTCCAAAAAAAGCAGCCCTAAGGCTGCTATCAGATTGATTAAGGCGCAGGAACTGCTGCTGGTGTACGAGTGATGGTTGGGGCTACTTCAACGACTTTATATTCGAATGAAGCATTTAAAAGATCTGAATTACCACCACTAGGTAATGGGGCAGTAATTTCAGCTTTAGGAATAAAAATTTCATATTTATTCCCATCTGTATCAGTGATTGGAACTTTTAATGAAATTGTTTTGTTAGTGAATTGCTTTTCATACATATCGGATGTATTTCGTGACCAAGCTGCGGTAAATGAACCTGTACCTGTTGCAAGCATTTCTAGGATTGCACGTGCATCAATACCACCACCTAAACAGCGTTGTAGCTGCATAGTGTTATCCCAATTAAATGTAAAAGCGGTCAAGCATGAAATCCCAGCTTGAGAAACGCCGTCAATTAAAATGTCACCTACAGAGACATTCGACATTTTAGGATTGTTATCTGCCGCTGTAATTGTTCCAGCTGGTGCTGAAGAAAAGTTTGTACGACCAAGAGCCATTAGGCCGAAAGTCATTGTAATTAAGCCAACTTCAGGAATATCAATTCCAAAAGTGTTTACATGACATCCACGGAAAACATGGTAGTCATTAACATCTTCAAAGCCACGTAAAACAGAAAATGTTTGACGAAGTGTGCCACCAAAAGTTAAAACATTTGAGGACCAGTTATTAAAAGCAGCTGCAGCCATCAAGTCTTGAACTAAAACGCTGTACTTCGCTTCACATTTTAATTCACCGGCATACTCTGCACCGGTAATCATTGATGAACGTGCAATACGGCCACTTGTGATTGAGTTAGAGTCTTCCTTTGTTACTGTCGCATCAAGGCCATTTTCAGTAAATTCAAAGGTCGTACGTGCGAAGGGTGATGGTGTGGTACCAACAGTGGTTTCCTTCGCGATTTGTGTTATCTGACGTGCACCACTCGACATATCTATATACTCCGACGTTAGGCATAAAAAAAGCCACCCGAAGGTGGCTATAAAATTAGGGACGTAAAAAAACCGCCCTCAGGCGGTAACTTCTTTAAAACTTAATATCAATCATCCAAATCAACACTTACTCCAGTAACAATATTTAAATTTGGTCCATTTATGCTATTAACATTAGCGAGGCGAATTTTTACATCAGAAATACATAATTTATTAGACAACTGCCATTTACTTAACTCCTTAGCCATTACATCTGCCAAGTGTCGTTCAAGCTCTTGTTTTTTAATTTCAATTTCTTCTAGCGTCAGCATGTAAGACATATCAATTCACCGTAAATCCAATCGTCACATTGTACTGCAGAAAGTCAGCATCTTTACCCGCATCTATCGTTTGACCTTGAAAGCATTCTAAATGCCCAATCCTGAAATATTCAAAATGTGAAAGTAATGCAACACTTAGAATAGTTATTGCCTGGTCTCCCGTGTCTGGTCTTGCAAAGCATTGAATCAAGATATTCCCAGTACGTCGAGTACAGGGTGTATCGGCTAATCCAGCAATGAAACTTGGACCCCACTTAATGGTTAATCGGCACCATAAGCCCTTTGCCGGTGCCAAGAAACCTGGTGCATTTGGATAATGGATTCTTTCTTGAGAAATTCCTGTAAAGGTCATCATACGGTCGACTATTGCTTGTCTAGCTTGCTCTAATGTCATTGGCATATTAGCCACCATATTTTTGAGTAATGTAAGTGAAAGTAGTGCTGTAAATACCAAGAGGTGCTTGATCAGACCAACCGTTTTCTAATCGCGGACCATAGGCTTTGTTGTTTTGAATATAGATCAGATTTCCAAGCTTAAACTTGACTGCTTGAATTGCTGCATCTTGAACTGGATTAGTTGATGGTTCACGAACACCATAATCAGCAGTTCCAATAGATACGATATGAGAAGCTCTGTAAGCACCTGTATCAACTGGACTCGAAACTACAAGTGATTGCACGGTATCCATCGTGATTTTCTTTACTTGCTCTTCAGCATTTTTCACCACATCAACACTAAAGCTAGTCGGCTTTTTCCCCTTCCACCCCATTGCTCACCTCGCTTGCTTCGTACATTTCAAATAGGTCTTGAGCGATCGCTTGAATTGAATATGCTTCAAACTCAACACTTGGTTCACTTTCACCCATTCGCTTCTTTACTATTTGCCAAACGTGAACCGCTTCATGTAAAAGCAATCCATATACTTGAATTTTATCTTTATCCGCCGTATCACCAATTTGGACGATTGCATATGCACCATCAGAAAAAGTACTAACCTGTGCATCCGCTCCCATATCCAAAAATTGATCAGCTTCATCCATATCTTCAAATAACAAATCCATGTGAAGCTGATTTCTAGCAAGCGTGTATTGCACATGCTGAAAAGGTGTGATGTACCACTCTGGAACATATTCGGTATTAACCATTTTAGCCCCTACACCTTTCGAAGCTGACATTTCCAGCTTGCACTGATTGGATCTTGTTTGATATGCATGATGCGATATGTACCTTGCGCCGTACTCCATTCGTCATCAATCATCGGCTCTTTGGTAACTTCATTCTGCAGCACAGTTGCCTTTTTATCTGTGGCCAGTACTCCGAGAGTTTGTATTTCATATTGATTGTATGAGCCAAACAGAACGCCACGACCCTCATAATGCTCAATGACATTTTCAGAGGTGTTTGTTTTAGGGTTCCAGTTGGTACTAACAACCCTGTCACATGTAAATGTTTGGACCGCATCCGCCAGATCCTCATTAAATGCTTCAGCAATATCTGCCTGAATTTCGTCACGTAAGCCCATATCATGCCCTGTAAAGTGGTATGCCAAAGCCATTAAAACTTGCATTTGGATCTTTCAATTCAAGTGAATCAATAAAATCAATTGCTATCTGTTCGAAGCTAGAGATTGCTTCAGATCCGTCCTGATATTCTTTTTCTGACTCAACAGAATCAGCTTTAACTTTCTTACGCTTCAACTGCTGGTCTTTGCCGTTATAAATTACTTTGGCCAGAATTCCTTTGATAATTTCACAAGCCGCGTCTTTAAGAAGTGGATCAATAGGATCTGGTACAAAACCAATCCGTTTTTTCATCCAAACATTAGCCAGCTTTACCAGACGAGCTTTATCACTGTCTGGTGCAAAATCGCTGCCCAAAATTGAATTTGCGTCATCTACAGTAATAAAGCTCATTGCATTATTCCTTCGGGATTAATTTAAGGAGTTCTGCTTTTGTTGCAGACGGTTTGTAACCAATGTTTTTACTAGCCAAATACTCTTTTAATTGATCATTTGACCAGTTTTCAAAATCATTAGCTGCCGTTTCTGTTGCTGAATTTTCTGCCGCTTTTCCAGCTTCCAATTCAGCAATACGCGCTTGCATAGCAGCAACATCATTTTTAAAAGCATCAAACTCTGCTTGAATGCTTACTACCTTTTCTTCAGCCGCTTTAGTAGCATTGTCAGCTTGGAGTACAGCATCTTTTAAACGTGAGTTTTCAGAAATTAACTCCGAACTATCACCACTAGCTTGTTCCAAGATTTCGATTTTCTGTTTAAGTTGCCCGTTTTCCTCAACAACCTTTTCACACTCAGCTTTAGTTTTATCAATAACTTCTTGCAGCTCTGGAGTAATTCCAACCGCTACATTTACAGTGGCCAAAGTCGTTTTTGCAGGCTCTTCCAATTTGCGAACTTCAACAGGAATATCCAGAGCTTGGTAATCATTTTGGATTTTCGGGTAATCACCGTAAATAATTACTTCTTCAGCACTTCGATTCGGATGTTCGTAATAATCAGGATTTGCAATAGTTCCAACCTCTAACGCAGCTGCAGCAGCAATACGTGTATAAATTAGCTTCATGATGCATTTCTCTTAAATGTAAAAAGAGGGCTTAATAGCCCTCTTATAGTGAGATGTTGATGAGTTAACCAGTTGTTGTTGTGCCAGATAGATCAAGCAATGTGCCTGCTGTCATTTTGTTGCTAGTAGCATGTTTTTTCCAGTTGGCACTTGAACCAAGTAAAGTAAGGTCAGGGTTTTCACCTTTTGATGTATCCCAGCTATAACCAAGAATATCTAGGTTAAATGTACCCTCAGCACGCATACCGATTGCCAAGTTTTCTTCATCATTGATGTCATACGCGCGGAAGCCTGGTACTTGTGATTCTGTAACAGTAACTGCACCCATTTGCAAACCAAATGCATCATCATCACCTACGGCATCTGTAACCAATACCGGCTTACCTAAGGTACCCGGTAAACCACCATAGATAACGATTTCAGATTCGCCATAAATTTGATTAGTGATTGCATCATCGACAATATCGAAATAAGTATCTGAGTTCATTACCCATAAACTAATACGTCCAAACTTATCGCCAAACTTACGCATACCACGTGTTAATGCTTTACGCCCATCTACAGCAATACTGCCTTTGGCAACCATATCCGGGTTGCTAGAAATAGCTGCTTTTAAGGAGGCTAAACTGTACTGTAAACGACCAGCAACCAATGCATCTGCTAAATCATAACCAAGAATCATGGCAAACTCTTCAGGTGTACGTGCACGGCGTTTGAATGCCTCTTCAGTAGAAGCATAAGGACCATATTTATATGGGACTTTTACACCTACAGATTCACCAGAACCAATTTTCTCTGGAACTACTTTGGCGGTTGAATTCACATCACGATGTTTGATGCTACCGCCCACTTTGTAGAATGCTTCTTTATTGAAATCACCTTCAATGATCTCATTGCGATAAACAATTGCACCATTAGAGGCTTGGTTAAATACATTCAAATTATCTTGCAAACGCTCTAAATAAGCAGTTTGAGCCAATTGATTGTAGATGATCATGTCTGAATTAACTGTTGTAGTCATAACTACTTATCTCCAAATTTTTAATGATTAGTTCGGCAGTTTTAGGAAGGCATCATTGCCATGTTCTTTGATGTAGTCAGCTTTCTGAGAAACAGACATTTCACTGCGTTTCATTCCTGCAGGAGCTCCACCTTTGCCCCCGCTTTGGAAACCGCCACCAGTTCCTTTACCACCTTTAAGAATTAAGTCTTTATGCTGGTATCCACCAACCAAGGACTCTAAAGCTTCATCAACATTTGCAAGTTCACCCGGGCGGACACGTGAATAAATCTTTTCGCCGTTCGGATCGTATGCAACCACCTTGCCTTCTTCGATTTTGAAGTGATGGCCAAAGGTTGCCTGAACCATGTCCACAGGTACTGCAATGTTGTCTTGAATGTACTTAGAACGAGCAAAACCACCGCCGATTAGTTCTTTGTGTAAAGAGGCTTCTAGTGCGTCACGTTGCTCAACAATCGGAGCATATTTTTCTTCAACTGCCTTGATAGCTTCAGCTTTCACTTTCTCAACTTCACCAGCATCCACCAGCTTTTTATCGTCGAGATTTTGGATTGTTTGTAATGCCTTTTTAGCTGCCGCAGGGTCTTCGATTCCTTCAAAAGCTTTTAATGCTTTTTCAGCTGCTTCTTTGGCTTCACGATGTGTTTTAGCTTCATTGTTTAAGCGTGCAATTGTTGCTACCGAATGTGGTGCATCATGTGGCATTTCTTTGCCGTCATCATGAATATAGATCGGCTTATCACCGTCTACTTCCGCATAAACTTTACCGTCGATTGTTACTGTTTTAAGTTTCATTGGTCATCCAACCTATATATACAAAATGGGCATCCGCCCGGATTCGCCGTTAGCATCCGCTTTCGGCAGGCAATAAAAAAGCGCCCTTTAGGACGCTTCATTTCTATAAATGATTATTTACTTAAAGCTTGGCGTACAAATGCATCTTTTGCTTCAAGTAGCTTTCTTAATCCTGTGGATTTTTCAGGCCCGTCAGGAAGTTGCTCATCCATTTGCCGAGCTAAATCACCAATTGGCTTACTAACTTGCTGCAAATGTTCAGGTAAATGTTCATATTGGAAATATTGGATAATAGGACTTGGCATTTTCTTCTCGCAAAAAAAGCACCCGAAGGTGCTATGGTTAAAAATTAAGTTCTATTTGATGAGTGCAATTGCTTTTAATCTTTCAAAAGTAAAACCATAAATTGCCATGGCTTGAAACCTTAATTTGAAGAAATGGCACCAGAATTCATTTTGTGCTCAGAATATATTGAGCATCTGACATATTGATTTGCTTTTCAGGCATTTGTAGTACCTTTAGCTACGTTTACTTTTTATTCCAAACCTCTGATCTAGGTTCATCACCAAATAAGCGGATGCCTTGAGGACCACCCACATCAAATGTTGCCGTGATAGTCGCTGGACCCTCAAAAATACTACAATTCATTTTTACAGAGGTTAATCCAGCTAATGGAATACCTGTTTCCTCGTCACAAAGAGCAAGATGAGAAGATTTATCTGAAACTCTTTTAAGTACTAAATGCCTAACTTTTGATTCACTCATAAGCCAAACTCCATAAATGACAAAAGCGCTGTTTGGGCGCTTTTATAGGTGAAAATTGTGTCTAAAGTGAATTTAGGATTGCCTGTCATCGGCGATAATTACTCACAGTTAAATCCAGTTCCAACAAGGTCTTTTTTCAAATTTGAAACGAGATTTTGTTGTTCCTGCTGTTGTCCACTAAGATAATTTTTATCTAGAGTCTCTGCACCATCAATAGATTTATAAAGCTCTTTAGATTCCTCTAAATTGTCTTTTAAAAACGTGGTGAGGTTTAGTTTCGCCTGGGCAGCTCTACATAAATTATTTTTAGCTTCTAAATCTTGAGTAGCCTGTTTTACTTGACCAGTTGTAGGATCAAAAGAATATGCATTTGCCATTGCTGACTCCAAAGCTTCAGACAATCGATCATATTCTTTAAGATATTTTTGACTTGGTTCAGCTAAACAAGTGATGGAAATTAGGGTTAGACATACAAAAGCTATTGTTTTCATATTGTATAAATTCTGATGTTTTAAAAAATATAACATAAGAAAAATTACAGACCCAACTTTTTAAAAGCTTTTTCATCCAACTTTCTCAAATCATCTAAGCTATAGAAACGGCCTTCAGGATCAAAGAACTTTTCAAAATCAAATTTCCCATCTTTATAGAGCTTAAAGCGCTTTGGCCCTAGCCACTCCCTTTGAAAGAAATCATCTGTTTTCTTAAAGAACTCTTTGAATGTGGTGTTTGCATCTAACTGTCCTATTAACTGGCTTCGCTCTTCTTTGGGGATGTCTTTAACTCTACGTTCGTCCATTACAAATGGCCGTTCGCCAACAAGTTGACCGTCCTTCTCGACCGGAACCAAGATACTGCGACAGTTAGGATGTAACGGCGGTACACGTTTTGCCGGATCATTTATTTCCCACACTGAACCATCTAATGAAGCGCAAAGCTTAGAAGTTCGTCCATCTAAAACGCTAACAAATCGGACATATTCAAAGCCAATTTGGTTGAAGCTATTTAGATAGGCTTGATTAGCTACATGACTTCGCACAGTTCTTACCGTTCGCTCAATATCAGTTTTGGTACCATTTAAGATCCCATCTTCATAGTTAAGCCGTTTGGTGCCGCGAATACGCTGAACTATTTCCTGATTTGTTTTACCTGAGTTGATACCATCCCGAATTGCATACTCAACCTTTTGACGGGCACTTTCAGCAATTCTTGAAAGCAGATCATCGACAAGAGCGCCACCTGCCAACGGAACTTTTTTAGCGGATAAGAATAGTTTTTCCCCATCAGGCTTATTAATTTTTGCTCCATAGAGCTTAGCTACGTAATTGGCCTCATAAACAGCCAGCGCCGTAGCAGAAACGGCAAAAGCTTCAGGTAATGCTAAATTAACACTGGCAAACCATTGGGCAATCAAATCCCTAATTTCCCTTAAATTTGAAGTTGTATATTTACCACCAGCTAAAGCAACTTTCTCCGACTCATTAAGCTCATCCAATAAATCCCGAAGCTTAGATAGCATCTTGCTCGTATCATCATTGAATAAAGCCAATAACTCATTTACCGTTTTTGATGAAGCACGATAAAGATAGGCCTGGTGCTGAGTGAGTGCTTCAAATAGTTTTTTGATATCTGTTGCCATCTCACTCTACCTTTTGATTTAAAGTCCCATCTTGCTCTGCTTCAACATTCTGTAGCTCTTCTTCATATTTTTGTTTAGGGAACATACCTGTTTGGTTGTATTCCCACCATGATTTAAATGAAGATCGGCCTTGTAGAGCTGCTTCAAATAACTGTCGAGCTAACTCAGCTAAATAACCCTGTTTGTTAAATTCTTGACTAATTTCGAACATCAAATCATCTTTAGTTAGAACATCCACATTAGGCGTTACAAACTTAGCAGCCCATCGTAATGCTGCTGACAAGGCTTCATTCATATTAACGACACAGAGCGAAAGAACTGAATGCTGAACGGCGTCATCACTATTTGCCTCTGTAGCGGTCTTTTTACTTCCCGAGCCCTTCTCAATTAAACGCGCCCCCATCTCCTTCATTTTTTCCCACTTATCTTTCATCGCTTCCCGGGCAAGAGTATTAGGGTCGGCTTGTACAATTCCTAAACCACCATTTTCAGGTAAAGGCAAAAGTACTTTCGCTCCAATGTATATGCCACGTTTTTTGGCTTGGTCGTACCATTCCCATGTAACACCCTTTGCAAAGTATTGAGGTTGCCCCATATAAAAAACGGACTCTTGAAAGTCCGCGCTGTCTCTGTAATGGGCTAAATTGAGATTAGCCAAAGGAAGTAAGGGTGGCTTTTTAATCTCTTCTGAATTATCAATTGCACCTACAAATGTAAAAGGTATATAGGTCCAGAAATTCCCGTTGTAATCTGTTGGAAACTTCTTCTCTCCGCCAACCCAGTTACCCTTTTCACCCTTTGTGTACACCTGAACGGAATAAATATATTCCCCATTTCCCTCTTGCTCTAAACGAAGTACACGATATTGCTCTTGTTCGGTTTTACTAAATCCATCAGCACCGCGCTCAGACCTAAATTCACGGATAACTACGAGACAAAGTTTTTTCTGGTTATCGACCATTACTGAATCCCAATTCACTACATCTATGGCATTCAATAAATGAATCATTGGATAGGCTTTTTGCGCTTTAAATTCCGCTAGATTACGAGCTGGCGGCACATCAGGATAATCTACATATAAAGCACAACGATAATGCTTCAATAAATGGCGAATTCCATTTTGAGCCAATTGATAAGTACTTAAACCAGCACCATTTGCATTACGTTCTAAATGAGCAAGTTCCGGAGGAAATTTAAAACTTGGATCGGTTGCAAAAGCTGCACCAACTAAACTATTTGATGTAGTCCCTGTTACTTCATAAAAGACTGCACGGGTAAGATAAGCCTCATAAGCGCTTTTATTTGCAGGTGATTTATCATGTGCATTTGGCATCGGCAAATATTTTTCACCTTTAGCCTTAACTGCATCCTCACCTTCACAAACATCATCTAGCTTTTGCCAGTATGGCAAGTTTTTAACATACTCAGGATGTTTAAAAGTTACGTCACTCATCGAGCAAATCCCATATCAGCAAAGAAGGCTTCAAAACCTCCATTCAATTCATTAAATGCATCCGAACCAGCATCAACCTGGTCGTCATGCGTTCCATTCGGAAAATTTCGAAGCTCTTCAATAAAGTCTTTATTCCAATCACCTCTCAGCATTCTGACGTTACCCACGTTAACTTGAGCTGCAAAAGGCTGTGCTCGTGTGAGTTTGTCTCCCGAAACAGGTTTAGCTTTGACGTCATATCCTGCAAGAAGTTTCACGAATGAACTGGCTTGTGATTTACCAGCTTGTCCAGGATCTTGAGGAATCCTTACCGATACGCCCATCCCGTCTAACTCTGTGACTTGTTTTAAGCGTTTATTGACGTTGTCTGGACCAAGTTGCCCTTTGGTTACATCGACGATATAAGTAAAGCCATCCGCACCCAAAGCCTCCCTAACACCTGCAGTAAAGTCGCCTTCATTCTCAGTTGCACCAAAGTCCCAAGCTCTTACTTGCTTCACAATATCAGCAGGTAAAGCATCAACAATTTCAATATTGTCAGGCTTAAAAAAACCGCCTGCAGGCGGTGATGGCATTTGTCGGTACTGACCAGCAAAAACATACGGTGCGGCTTGCTCCATTTGTTTCAACTTTTGAATATTATGTTTAGCTGGCCATAAAGCAGAACCATCCTCTTGAATTGCTGAAAGGCAAAGATGATCCCACACCTCACCGTTACCCCCCTCAGCTGGTAAACCGTCTTCTCTCTTCCCTAACAACCAACCAGCCAAATCATCTTCATGTAATCTCTGCATAATGACAATAATCGGCGTATCAGGTGAGTTAGTACGAGACTCGAGTGTATTTTGGAACCAGTCAATTACACCTTCACGGATAGTTTTTGATTTGGCTTCATCGGCCTTATGCGGGTCATCAATAATGATGCAACCACCAAAGCCTTCACGCATTTTGCCTGCACCGAAACCTGTAATGGTACCGCCTGTACCAGTCGCATAGCAGACACCACCAGCAACTGTACGCCAGAAGTCCTTAGCTTTACTATCATCACGCAATTTAAGATCAGGGAATACCTTTTTGTAAGCCTCTTCTTGAACCATATTGCGAGTCTGAAATGCATTATTAGCAGCAAGCATTGCCGAATAGCTTATATGAATAAATTCAGAATCAGGATTCTTTCCAAAACACCAAGCCATAAAATTAATTACAGCAATTTCAGTTTTTGAATACCGAGGTGGTACGTTAATAATTAACCGCTTAGTCTCACCGCGATAAACCTTCATCAAAGCTTCGCAGATTTCTAAGTGGTGCCAGTTCTGCATCCATTTATAACCACGGCGCTCCTTAAACATGTACCTCGTGAAGAAATATAAATCTTCTTGCGCCTCGATCCTGATGACTTTATCCCGAGCCGCATCAGTACTCATCTACGACCTCCCTCCGTGCTTTTAAGTACTCTTCCATTGGAACAGGAATATCAGAATTGACCGTTTGAACTGGACCGCCGTCTTTACCGGTTATTTCTTGTCGATTCGTGAATTGTCCACCGATGTCTCTTGCAGCCTGCTCTAGAATTTTTAACGCTGTTTTAACATTTCGCGTTCTATCAAGTTGTCTTTGATATTGCTTCAGACGGTAGTACTTATTGGCAATTGGAATATCAACTAAACCCTTGTCAAACTCATCTCTGGTTTTCTCAAATAGCTCGATATACTTTTTACTTAAATTCTTACCAGCAGCCTTAGTTGGGTCATAAGTTGCAACTTGAACGCGATCAATATCAACGCCAAATTCTTGTTTTACGAGTTCTGCTACTTCTTGAGGTGTGTCACGACAAGCAAGAGACTGAACTATAAAGATTTTCACAGGCTCTTTTAGTGTTGCCATAACTTCCTCACCGTATAACTACGTATAACAAAATGGGCAAAAAAAAGAGCCATTAGGCTCAATTGATTACACAGTTCCCGCAGCATTTTGATATGTCACGCTCAGTTACAAACGGCGGGTTCTTTGCAACTTCAACAAGACGCTTAACGCTTTCACTTGCGCCCCAACGTTTAACAACACCGATAAACTCTTCCACATCATGACCAGCTAAATAGTGCTTTGGTAAGCCACTATGATCACTGTAAACAATCTCACCGTCCGAGTCTCGCTCTACACCGATGTGATAAAGCTCATGTTCTAGCAAAGCACAGAACTCGCTATCATTAGCTTTATCGCAGAAAGTTGCATCTATAGTGATTAAGTAAGTCGGTACAAATCCGAACCAATCCCGCATTTGTTGTTCTTGGCGAGCTTTCTTCCATCCACCTTGTTGAAACATAACCTTTTCACATTGGCCTAACACCATACGCTTAGCTCGCGTATATGCAGAAGATGCCCATGCAAATGCTAGAAACTCTTCATTGTCATGAAGCAGCTCAGCGATATGGTCATGGTCCGGGTTATGTAGAGGACCACCGAGTGTAAGAAAATTAGCAACAACCCATTTCTTTAAATCTGGTGCCGGTATTAAACGGATTGCTTCCTCTTCTTCAGCCTGATCAATAAAATCAGTTGGTGGAAATGGTCTGATCTGTTCCATCTTCAATTCTCGCCAATCTTTCTTTGATCAAGTTAATTACATAGCCAGATAAAACTACATCTGGATGGTAGCGCTCAATCCTATACCCCAACTCTTCAGCCTGGTCGTATCGGTCGAGACTCCATGCTTTATTAGCCAACTTTCCACCACGTCCACCAGACCAAGGCCCGCCCTCAATTTCAATCAACAAGCGTAATTTCACAATATGGAAATCAAAGCGCCAATGTTTGGTATGAATGGGTTGAAACTTGCTTTCAAAGCCAATAGCCAAATCTGTTAATTCTTCTTTTAGAGTTGCCTCAGCCTCTAAATACTTTTGTGTAGCCTTAGGCAATGGTCTGCTTTTAGGTTTTGTTTTGGGCTCTTTTTTTCTTGTTAGCCAAAAATAATCTTTAGTGTCCATATAAAGCGGTCCGTAAATTTTTGACCTGGGTTTTTAAACGAAGAATTATTCTATCGATAACTAACATCTCATTACGGGTTAGACCTGTACGTGATAAATTTTGATAACGTTCCAATTCCAAGGAAACTTTATCAAGATTTTTTTTACCTTCGTTTTTATCCATATATTGCTCACTTATGTTTTTCAACAAAGCCTTTCAATATTTCAAGCAACTTTTTAGCTGCATCTTTGCTAATCACAATGCCTGAATCTTTTTGATAAATAATTACTGTGCTTTCTTCTACTTCAACTTCTAAATTGAAATATTTCTCTTGTTTAATTTCGATACTCATAAGTGTTCCTCTTTAATAAAAAAGAAAAGTCCCTCCAATAACCATTATTTAGAGGGGCCGTTTGTGCCAAAATTTACACGGCAAACTTTTAAAACCCTTTTTATTTATTTTCTAATGCAGTTACGCGTGTCTGAACTGCCATTAAGCTATTATTCAAAGTAGTGATTGAACTGCCTTGGCTTGTGATGCTTCCTTCAGCAGCAGTAACTCGTGTACTAATCGTATTCACCGCCGTTACATCTGCTTTTTTAGAAATTACAGCTGTATTAGCAGCAATCGCCGAAGCATTAGCATTTACGGTCTGCTTAAGAGAAGTTAATTCCGTTTTAAGAGCATTGATTTCATTCTCTAATTCAACGTTTGTCATAGTCATGTTTTCTTTTCCAAAATATATTAAAGAAATAAAAAAGCCCGACATAAAAATGAAGGGCTTAATTGCCACAGCTATCACAGTACTGTGGCCTACCGCTACTCACTTACTTTATAAAACCACTGGATGGGCACAGTATTTTACGTTTCAGCTTTCATCTCAATTTTTGGCGGGACATCACTCCCAATCTGGTATGTATTTCCTGCACATCCCATCCATGCGCGATGAACTGCATGGGTTGTGATGCCTTTCGTGCATCCCTACGCATTTACTCAAACAGTCTTTAGCTAATCAGTAAATACGTGATCGTGGGTTTCAATTCTTTTATTCTCTCCAGAGAAGTAATATTAAAAATAAAAAAACTCGGTCTCCGTAAGGATCCGAGCTTTTATAAGGGCAATAAAAAAGCCCACCTATTTAGATGAGCTTTTAAATTTAAGCTGGTCAAATTTATACTTCGACCAATTTAATAAAACTATACCTTAGTTAACGTAAAAGTGGAAGCTAATTTCGAACTTCATTTAGAGTTTCTTCCTTGTAACGTCTAGCAATTTTAGAGGCTTTTTTAATTTCTTCTTCTAATGCAGCTACCATCAATTTTTCATACCGCTTCCAAGTTTGGCGATATACATCAGGATTCATCTGAAAACTTCTAATACCGGCATAAACTAAACGCCCTGGATCTTTGTGCCCATTTTCTAATTCAGGATCTAGAGCATAGTCAATAACTATACGGGCAATTAGCCAGGCTAAATGATAAATGGCAATTCCTTCTGGCTCTCTTCTTTTATCCTTTTTGGCTCCATCCATCATGATTTTCGCCAGGTGATTCCTAACGTACTCATAATCCTGTTGTGATTTACCTTCGGTCATAATGACCATTGCAACTGATTTTGTAAGTTGATCACCCATAGCAGCCACCACCCCTAATTTATCTTGAAAGTCTATAGACCTCCCATCTGTACATCTAACATTTGCAGCGCCATAAGATGGTGACTTCAAGCTTGCTCCACTTACGAACCATTCAAAAATTTGAAATCTTGACCAATCCATTACAACTGTAGACTGCATATTCACCACCTTATTCAATACGTTAATTATTCAAATGCTTTTGGAACTCACTAAAAAGTAGTTCCTCGATTGGTTCATCTACACTTAATTCATGATCAAGTGACCAAGGATTTATATAAACCTTATCCCCGCACATAACGGCGAGCTTTCCCTTAAACTGACAACCAGAAAAATCACCACTGTATTTGCGTGCATAAAGCACAGCTAAAGCATCAAATTCATCTGTAGTTAAGAATGCATCCATATTTATTTTTAATATGAAAAACTTCTTATCGACAGCCCAACCTACCGTTTCAATATCAGTCATAAACTCTCCTCAAACCTCTCTAACATCAATGCCGTGTAAAGTTTTCATCAAATGCTTTTTATTGCGGTAACTCGGCAATTTACGTGTTGCAACGGATTTAACGTCCTCAACAATGAATTCGCCATTAATGAGGTAGTAAGTAAAATCAGCAAAATATCTAAGTGCCGGCTTTGTGCGTTTCTCCCCCTCGATCTTTGTTCTAGGTGCCAATTCAAATCTTGTATGATGTTCTAACCCAAAGATTTCCCCTCGTTGCTGCAATGCTTTAAGTTCGATGTAACGCTTGTATTCTTTAGTGCTATCAAAAGTCATTCCGTCTAACTTAATTTTGGATGCATTAAATTTGTTGCGGCCCTTTTTAGCTTTATGACCATTTGGAAATTGACACCGGTAATCAGCTAAACTCATAGAGGTCATTTTGATTCTTCACCCTCAAGGACTTTTTCCAGGTTTGATAAAGGCGTCATAATTCCATCAGGCCATTTAAAACAAGTAATCCAACTACTTCTATCCCATTTTGCCCAAACACCATGTTTACTGACTCGGTAGTAAACTCCAGCTTGCCAATGTGTAGCGCCGTCTGGGCGGTGTTTTAATATTTCTTCAAGCTTGGTTTGATTAACAGTCTTTTCTAATCGAAGTAACTCGTTGTAATCAGTGTTTGATAGCCCACCGCGATTGTATTTGCCTCGCAATTTTTTACTAAACACAATCGCTTTTTCTAAATCGAAATCTTCACGAATAGCGTTCATTGGCCAGCTCCTTTATCACCCACTTCACCTACGGCTCTAATGAAGTTGTTTGATTTCAATTCTCTTTGTAAATTTCTAATTTGGTTTTCCTGCTCAAAGTTCTTTTGCTCTAAACGCGTATAGTTTCGTTGCATATAAAGAATTTGTTCTGGATCCTGTAAACGTGCTAAAGCCATGGTTAATAAATTCAATTCGTTTTGTTCATTTCTCTTTTCAAAAGCTAAGGCTTTAAAATTCTCCTCAACTCTTCCGTGATCGAAATGACTTTTATTTTTTTTAGACCATTGGCAGAAGTATTTAATTTTTGGTGCCGATAAAACTCCCGCAATTACCTTGCAAATCCCTTTTTCACTTACGTAAATCAGTCCCCATTTTTCAGGCAGTTCTTCAGTTTTAATCAAACCAGTCGGGCAAATGTAATAACGATATTTGCCCATTCCCAACTCAGGATTTAAACGATGTGGTTTAAAGCGGTCGGCTAAAAAATCTGCTCGGCTTGTTTTTGCCTCGAGTAGAAATGTTCCAATACCATGTGAATGAATACCATGACGTACGCCAAACACATCTGGATTTTCCCCATAGCAAGAAGGCTCAATAATTGTGAAATGACAGCCATGGCCGTTTGCTGATTCTGGACGCTTTAAAAACTTTGCTCCAATTTCACAAAGCTGCCTATGTGTTAATTTGCTCATTGGCCACACCCCTTAACTACTGCACATCCCACTAACAAACAAAGAAAGAAAAAGGTTTTATTGATTGCCTTTGATTCATCATGGCCAACAAAGTTATCTGAGGTTTTACTTTTTGGATCTTCAAAATCCAAAATTTCAATATCAGAGACTAAACAGCAGAATGGCCGCCCATCATCTAAGCGTCCATATACACGGTTATCTTCAAAAAGATCGACGGTACCATTTCCCATAAAACGAATTTTATTTAGCCCTTTGTCAGGCTCATGACTAAAATCCACCATCACTCGGCTACCTTTTTTTAATTCAGCAGTTTTAACCGCGTTTCGGATTTGCTTAATGTCTTCTTCGCTTTTAACCAGGGGGTAATGTTTATCAAAAAAATAGTCGCGTTCGATGTACATACAAGAATCAAATTCCTGAAGCATCTCTTTAAGTTTTTGAATACTGGTTGTTGAATTCAAGGTAATCATGCAGCCGTCTCCTTAGTTGGGCTTTTAAAACCCATCTCGAGCAGATATGGAATGAACGGTTTTTGTTTCTCGGGATCCGCAAGTAGATTTGCAATACGCTTGCCCACGTCCTGCCAAGATTCTCCTGGCTGCGTGTATTTTTCAGGCAAATTCGGATGCAGAGCTAAACGGCGAGCAAATGCAAAAAGTTGTTTGTCTGAAGCAAAAGTTATTACCTCAGGCAATGTGTTTTCAGAATTGGTTTGTTGGCCACTTGAATTTTTGTTTTCAAAAGAACGTGGAGCTGGTGTTTTCATCTTTGCGTATTTAGCGCGAGCTTTAAGCATCCACTCAGCAAAGTATCTAGCCATGCCAAAATCTGAATGATTACGCCCCTCATTGAAACCTTCAAATGCTTTTAGTTCTCTCTCAAACCATGGAGCTTTAAGAATCTCGTTAATATCAATTGATGGATTGATAGAACAAATTTCAAACTTCAAATTTTCCAAAACAAACCATGTATTTTTTTTATTTTGATAAGTTGGTTTTGATAGTGTGTTTTGTGTGTTAAAAATTTTAACTAGCAGGGGTAAAAAATTTTTACTAGCAGTAGTTAAATTTTTTAACTGGCTGGCGTTTTCAAGGTAGTTAAAATTTTTAACTAGCAAACGTGATTTTTGAGGAAAATTTAAACAGAGATTTTTACTCTTTTTGCCCTTTGTTAATTTTTTAGGTGCTGGCTTCTGGTAGTTAAAATTTTTAACTAGCTGACCATTAAATAAACTAAAAGATTGAACAAGTACTGAGCTTTTATTTGGGAAATTAACGTACTCACCAACAAAATAATTGTCTATTAATGAGTAAACATTCCCGTATACAGATTGCTCATGCTTTTTCACCAAACCAACTTTGATAAGCTCTTTTGTACACCTAACTACAGTAGGATGACTTTTCCCAGATAGCTCTTCTAATTGAGTAAGAGAGAGCGCATCACATTCTTTTGCCCAACCACGTGTTTTTCGGTTAATAATTAAATAGATCTTAACTGAAGCATCTGAGATTTTACTCATAGCTTCGTCGACAAAAGCGTTGGCCACTTGGAATGAATTAGGGACATACTTGCTCATGCTGTAACCTCCAGCATTGGTATACGTTTTCTGTTAGAGCGCGTATTTGAAAATTTTGAAACAAGATCTTGGTATTCATTCAAAATTGAGTAATCAGGTTGTATACCTGTTAGATCTGGCAGAGTGCGTAAACTAGCGTGCATTGCATACCCTGTGATTTCCTCAACAAGGCACATCAACGCATAAACTTTTGGATTTTTATTTGCACCGTGAATAAGGTCTTTTGAGCTACCCATAATGCAAGTGATACAGCTCAACCGATCATTTTCCTGGTATGCCCAGTGAGGCAACTGACCAGCATTTTTTATAGTCAGAAAAACCTCATCGGTTGTCAGTGAATGGATTGGCAAATAGTCATACCAAGTACGGCCTGCTTTACCATTTTCTGATGCAATCTTAAATATCTGCTGCTTCGCTCGGTTACTGGATTCTTCAGCTCTTAAGCCAACACAATTAACAATACGATCAAAGCCATTAGCTTTTGCATAACGGCGTATCTCTCGAGTAATTGGACCTCGTTTTAAATCACTAGTGCATTGACGATACTTAGGTGAAGGAAATGAAGGAACTTCTGGCCGTTCTGAATAACGTTTTAGAACCATATCAAGAAAAGATTTTTTAGCTTTAGCTACGATAAAAGGAACCCCAGCTATTTCAGCTTGTTCACGGGCAAGCTCCAATGCACCAGGCCACTCCATAAAACCTAGACTGGCATGCACCACTAGAATTTGCTCCTTAGGAACAAACTCTAGTAATTTAATCATCATGGCCTGACTATCTTTTCCGCCACTATGATTAACAACAAAAAGCGCTTTTAATTTAATTTCATCAAATACTCTTAATGGAGTCATGTGGTAACTCCTTCTTTGTATTTTCTGCGCTTATATCGCATGTCATAACAAGCTTTACATGCAGCACAAAAAGCCGGTGCACCATTTTTTTTGGTATGACCTTTACGCCAGAAGAACTCCTCATCCATTGGGTAATATTCTTTGCAATGAATACAAAGTTTTTCGGTACCTAATTCGGTCTGAATCGTTTTTGGTAAAGGAGCATTAGTCATTTAGGCTCCCCTTCATCCAAAATTTGAATAAAGCTACCCAAGTATCGGATCCGCTTTGCTCGATAAAGGCTCGAGATAATTACCCCTGCGTGATAAAGATTAATCCCATGCACACCGTGTTGATTCACAAGAGCTTGCATAAATTCATCACGTGTAACTGCCGCATTTTTTACATCGCGGTTTCTACGAGCTAAATTTTCCTTTCGTTTTTTCAACAAACCAGACAAAGTTCTTAATGCTGGTTCATGCCAGGATTGAATATGCTTTTGTTGTTGTTCAAAGGTACTCATGACACCTCCGCTAATGCTTGCTCAGCGCTTGTTAGTCGGCGTTTGGCGTTAAGTTCAGCAACTGTTGCTGTACGGATTTCTTTTGATGAAACCAGAATCAAATGATTCTCCGATTTGATAGTCCACAACCTAGTCAAAGTTTTATTTTTAACCTCAAATAAATCGTTTGATTTAAAACTTCGACACTCTTTAGTAAGTACTACAACGTCACCTATTAAAAAATCTGGTGAGTTGAGTTCGATTGGTTGTTCTGATAAATTGTTTGTGTTCATTTGATCCACCTCAATTGAATGCCTAACCACTCCTGTTCCCGCAGGTAGTGGTTTTTTATTTGAATAAAATCCGCATGTATTCAGGTGAAGTGAATGCATGTGCTAAATAAACTCGCGTTGCTTCTGCAATTTCAGGTGAGCAATACACATCACTTTCTTGCACAACCTTCAAACCAATGGCTGTCAACAAAAAGCTAATAAACTCAATCTCAGTCCATCCATTTGATTTCTTTTCTGTTTTCATCCGTGAAAGGATGCTTGCATCGACATTTATCATCTCTGCTACTTGTCTTTGATTGCTAGCGTTAAGTGCTTGCAATATGAGCGATTCGTTATTGCTAGCGCTTGCAGGCAATTCATTTAATACTTTGCTCATGGTTTAGTTCCTAAGCGGTTAATGATCCAAGGTTTTTGCTTTTTGTCGTCTGGGGACGAAGTTCAATCCAAATATCTTGATAGTTATCAGGGAAAAGCTCTTTTCGCGTTGTTAAACCAAGATCTTCAGCAATAACTGCTAGCCTGATTTTTCTATCAAGGGGGATAGCTTTCCATCCACTAACTGATGACGGAGCAATCCCCAGAAGTCTTGCTACCGCTGTGACACCACCTAGCTTGTCTATAAGTTGTGCGTCATTCATAACGTGCTCCTAATTTTTCTTTAATTATTAGGCATTCCTTATATTAAATCAATAGGAATACCTAATTTTATTTATGTTAGGATTTCCTAACATTGTGAGGATAGTTGTATGAATACTCTTGCTGAACGACTTAGGTATGCCATGGAAGTTTTGCCACCTAAAAAGATTAAAGGTGTTGAGCTTGCTCGTGCAGTAGGAGTTAAACCTCCTTCTGTGAGTGATTGGCTGTCTGGAAAATCCAAAACAATGGAAGGTGAAAATTTATTACGTGCCTCAAAATTTTTGAATGTTAATCCTTCATGGCTTGCATCTGGCATGGGAGAGATTCAATCAAGCACGAGAGATAAATTTAAACAACTGGATATCGAAGAGTTCAAAAAGAAATACAACATTAGTGATAGTGATGAAGCTCTTTTATTTTCAACAATTATCGAAAAACCGTTTATCCCATCATCTAAGCGTTGGGTTCCTGTTAAGGCTTATTCAAAGATGGGCATGGATGGCTATTTCACAGATATGGGTTATGAAGGCAATGCTGGAGATGGGTATGTTCCAACTCACTCAGCAGGACCAAGAGCCTATGGTATTAAAGGCACTGGCGACTCAATGTTTCCAGCTATCCGTAATGGATGGTATGTGGTTTGTGATCCAGATGCTGAACCGGTTCCAACTGAATTTGTACAAGTGTGCTTAAAGGATGGACGCTGCACAATTAAGGAATTTGTTGGAATAAATGGTGGGGTTTTGAGTTTGTTGGCTGTTAATGGTGGCGAACGCCTATCTTTTGACATGGATGAAGTTGAAAGTATTACCGCTATTACAGATATCGTGCCGCCAAGTCAGCACAGACAGGAACATCCTTATTCGCATTAATCACAGGAAGACTTATGGACAATTCAAAACGACCAATCAACCAGATTATTGCTCGCATCAATGATGCTGCGAAACATGGTGAAGCTTTGGTGCTAACAGCCGAAGAAGTGAAGATCCTCTCAAAGGACATTGGTGATAAAGTCTTTATTCCAGTCCTTACAAATGAACAAGTAGTGCAGTTGGTAAAAGAAGGAAAGCTTGGGCAAAAGATTAATATTTCTAAGGATTAATAAACGTGACCAGACACGATACTTTTAAACACGCAAATTGCTAAAGGGGGAAACAGAGATGGCAGTAAAAAGAGTTGAAGGTTCTTGGAAAAATTTCCCATATAGAAAAGATTTTGAAAACGGTGCATCAAATAATGGTGGCTTTAATTTGGTAGAAAATCCAGCGCAAATTGACTTGATAACTGAATTTGACAATCTTCCTAAAATCAAAAAAGCGGTATACCAATTAAATATACAAAATACCCCCTTCATGACAACTGGCTTTCTTTTTGATAGAGAAAATGAGAATGCAATTTATCATGGATATATCGAGTTTTGTTTTAGACCCAATATTAATTATTCATTAATCGACATTCATAAACTTGATGAAATGTTTGTATCCCACACCCTTGAGACTATTGGGAAACAGTTTGCTGATTTTTATCAAACGGAGTTTGTTTGGGAAATTCGTGAAGGAAGCGTTCAGCAATCTTCCCTAGTTCCAATTTATTGTGTTTTCTTTCGAGCTCGCAATCATGCTGAAGCTGAGTTGGAGTTACTCCCTCTTCTGAATTGGCTACAAAGTTCATTTCAACACCTCATGAATTAAAATTATTAAATTTTGACTTGGCACTACTATTTGCAACCCACCCCGTGTGGGTTTTCTTTTGTCTATTAAAGCACAAAAATTAGGTATTTCTAATTTTATTAGGAATACCTATTGACTTAATAATTAGGTTTACCTAATATTTATCTCACAGACAACAAAAAAGCACACCGAACCTCCTACCTCTCGATGTGCTTTTGCAAACTGCGAGATCAATTATGAACGTAAAAGTAAACTCATTCAACTCATTTGCATTTGTCAGCATGGCTGCACTTGCAATCTCTGGTGGTTCTTTAGTTGCTTGCCAATTGCAGCCAGCTTTCCAAACAAAAGAAGCTCCTTCTCTATTTACTCCAAAAACGCAACCAAGTACTTACGGGGTTTTAACCGCAAAAATCACAGGTAAACATTCTGGCGTTGCTGTAATTAAATTAGATAGCTTCCGTTTAAACGTTAGCTTTGATTTTGAAGCTCATCCAGACAGTTACGGCGTTCCGGGTTCTGAATTCACCGCTGTCGATATTACTCAACTCACAGTAAATGAAATCACTGATATTAACGGTAAGTCATATAACGATTTCACCGAATTTGAAGACATCCGAAACATCAATGGCCTTTTAAAAGGCTTCATCGAACGTAACAAGTTGGTGGAGGCTTAATCATGGCTAATTCAACTCTAAATCTATCTGAACGCCAACAAGCCGTTTTGGAAACAGTGATCGAACTCAATAAGGAAGGTTATCGACCTTATACATGGCAAGTGGCTAGGCGCATGGGCATTAAAGGCCACCAAATTACCGAAAAACAGTGTGGTTATGATCTAAGCGTGATTATTCGCACTAAAGGCACAGGTGTGTTTTCTGCAAAACTTGATAGCAATCCTAAAATTTGGATCTATCAAGAATCTATGGGAGTGGCTTAATCATGCAAAAAGTTAAGCATCACCCTGACGGCTATAAGTCTTATTTAGGCCGTGATGATAAAGGGCTGTATTCAGTTCGCATTGGCTGGCAAGTGTACGCATCTAATGCTAATGGCTCAGTTCTTTACAAAGTTAAAGACGGATTTAAGACACCATTAAATGTGTTCAGGTTCCAAACTGACTATCCAAAAGTTTGGAATGAACTCACACAAGAAATTGATTTCCAACGCAGAAAGCAGCTCGCAATAAAACTGCGTGAAACAAACATCCCTACTTATGACCGCAAAGCTTATAAAACTAAGCGCGGCTTCACCGGCTCTAGATGAGGATAAGAAAAATGGCACTTGCAAATATTGTTCATGCAAATGAACCGATCCATGTAGAAACAATTGTTGCTTACTACTATGCCGATCCTGACATTGGTAAATCTTCTTTAGCTTTTACTGCAAAAGACACCATTTTATTTGACTTCGATAAAGGTGTTCACCGCGTAGGAGCTTTACGTCGCGGAACAGCTGTACAAGTACAAAAATGGACTGATGTATCTAACGTAACTGAAGAGGATCTTAAACCTTATAAAACTGTTGCTTTCGATACTGTTGGCACCATGCTTGATTGCGTCAAGATCTATTATCAAGGCATTCAAGGAAATACCCAGCGAGATGGAAACCTAACTTTAAAAGCTCAGGGTTATGCTGGTAATGATTTTATTGGGTTAATTAACCGCATTCGTAGTTATGGTAAAGACATCATTTTTATTGGTCATGCTGAAGAACAGCGTAACGATGATTTGTTAATTCACCGTCCTTCTATGAGTGGTAAAAATCGTGATGTGCTTTACCGCATATCAGACATCATGGCCTATCTAACTTATGAAAAAGCTACAGATGGGCAAATTGTCCGTGTTCTAAAGTTCAAAGCTTCAAATTCGCATCATGCCAAAAACTCAGGAAATCTTGGTGCTGAAACAGGTGGAAATATAGTTTTACCAGATCTTTACCACGCCCCTACATTTTTCGGTGATTTGATCGAGCAAGCAAAAAGTCATCTTAATACTATGACCCCTGCTCAGTTGCAAACGATGAAGGCAATTGAAGAGCGAGATCAATTCTTTTCTGAATGCGATCAAATTAACTATGTTTCTGAGCTAAATACATTAATTGAACAGCTCGACAAAAATCATCCTCACTATAAAGAAATGCGTAAGCACTTCATTAATAGAGCTAAAAGCTTGGGCTTTGTATTTGACTCTGAAAAAAACAAATACATGGATCCTAATTCTATTCCAGTGGATTTAATCACCGAAGCTGATCGTGATCAATTACAAGTGTTTATAGATACCTGTGGTTTAGATGTTAAGTCGGTCTGTGAACATTTCGGCATCGATGCTCTGACTCAAATAGAAGCTGCAAAGCTAGAAAAAGTTAAACAAGAAATTGAACAACTTGCAAAACAGGAAATCTCTGCATGAGTGCAATCATTTTAGATACTGAAACTAACACTTTAAATGGCTATCCAATTGAGATAGCCCATGTACCAACTTACTTTGAAAATGGTGTGTTGGTTGTAAATAAAGATGCATGTTTTGACGAGTACTTTTCTTGTCCAGATAAAATTGAATTTGGCGCTATGGCGGTTCATCACATCCTTGAAAGTGATATTGCCGACAAACCAAGTTATGAAACTTTCCGTGTACCTGAATGTGAATACATCATTGGCCACAATATTGACTATGATCTTCAAGCTATTCGATTAGCACATAAAGATTTTAAAGCCAAAGCAATTTGCACTCTTGCTTTAGCTCGTATGGTCTGGCCAGAAGAAGCTCACAATATTTCAGCATTAGTTTACATGTTGACCAAAGGAAGTGAAAAAGCACGTCAAAGCATTCGCAATGCACACAATGCAAAGCAAGACGTATTTTTAACGGGCTTTGTTCTAACCCATATTTGCAAAAATCTCGGCATTAAAGATATGCAATCACTTTACCTTGCATCTGAGCATGCACGGGTGCCGAAGGTTATGCCTTTCGGAAAGCACAAAGGCACAAAAATTAAAGATCTTCCGGCTGATTATGTTGTCTGGTTACTTAGACAAGATGACATTGATCCATACCTACTTAAAGCATTAAAAGGATAAAAAAATGACTAATTTAATTTCAGCTCAGGCAGCTTTTGAAGCACTTCAAAAAGGTAAAAACATTCTTTGTCGTCCTGCTGGGGATATGTTGGATTTCAATGATTTAGATCAATTCCCAGCAACGGTATTTGCAATGTCAGGTTATGAGTTTTGCATTAAGCCTGAAATGACGGAATTAGCAGGTATCCAATTTACTAAACCTGTATTTCTAAGTGACCTTGAGGTAGAGCAAGAAGTTTTTGTTGTGATGCCCTCGTGCATTCTGCGCACAAAATTTCATCCTGAAAACAAAGATGTTATGACAGCCATTAATCGTGGCTATGGTCAACTGAATTTGGATAGTGCAATTGATCAAGCACGCGCTATAAGCCTAGCTTTGGGTCTGGATTATGTCAGAAGTTCTTTTGATGTGATTCAAGATGGTTTTATAGACAAACCTAAAAAGCGCGGTAAGAAAGAACCATGTGTAAAAAAAGAAAAACCAGCTGATTTGGAAACAACCAAAGATATAAGTTTGGCTCTTGATAATGCGGTTGTTATTACAGAACAGTCCTATGTTTCTTCATCCGAAGACTTCTTAGTTCAACCTGTTGATGAACCTAACATAAAGCCAGAGGTTAATGCGCAATTTGAAATTTTACTTGATGCGATTCACATTTGCCAATCCGAGAAAGAGCTGGACACTACTTGTGCAAATCTTGAAAAAGAAGGCTTTACACAAGCACAAATTGACAAAATTAATTTGGCTAAGCAAGAACGTTTAACTGAGCTAGATTTTATTGAAATGGATGCAGTTGATACAGCTTGTGAGCAAGTTTTGTCAGTTACAGACACGCAGGAAATTAATGATGTATCTACTACTTTAATGCCTGAAAACTATGAATCTTTAGTTCAAAGCATTCAAAATGCTCATACCCCTGAAGAAGTAAATAGTGTTGTCCGTTACACATCTAAATGGACAGAAGAACAACGCAAGCCACTATTAAATGAAATGCATAAACGCCTATCAGAGTTAAATCAGACTAAACAACAAGATGATGGGCTATCTCCTTTAATCGTCCGCCTTCAATATGCACCAGATTTAAACACCCTCGATGAATTGGAACGCGAAATTCCTTCACGCCATTCAGATGTTCATAAGACATTGTGGAACATGGCCAAAAAACGTCGTGCTGAATTAACTACCCCAGTAACTCCTTCGGCTGAACCTGATTATTTACTGGAGAATTACCCATGAAATACCGGTATTCCACAACCACTCGTACGTTAATTGTTATCGGTAATTTTATGAATCACCACTTCGACAATGTTAATGCTTCTGAGATTGAACAATGTCTGTATGACGTAAAGCTTAAAGAAGGAAGCTGGAGAAAATAATGCGAACAGTAGTAAAACGCAAAAATCCACTAGCTTTCAAAATTTGGTTAGCCCTTCTGGGCTACCAAGTTAAAGATATGGAAGACGGCCGAGGGTTTAATTTCCGCTTTAAAAAGCAATACGGCATGGTTACTAGAGCATTAACTGGAAATGAGCTGGCTAATTCACTTGGTAAAGAATTTGAAGAACATTTGAAGGCTTAAATATGGAAGTAAGAATTAAAACTGTTACTGGAGAAATGGGCCTACCTTCTAATCTTCAGCTCAATGTCGTTTATCACGCAACTCGAATTGATGAGCATCGAATGAAAGTTACTTGTGATGATGGCCAAGTTATTACAACCAGTATTTCTAAATCAGGCTATTTGGGCGATTGGGGTGAATGGGAAATAGTTTCGGAGGATCAAGCGTGATTGACTTAAAAACCAAACAAGCATTTTGGGCAGAACAGCTACCAATTTTTAAAGAAAAATACTGGCTTCCTGATCATTTCGAAGTACTTGAATTTGACATGATTGGCGGTTGTTTTGAAATTGCAGAAGGTGTCAAAACTGATTTTAGTGAAGATGACCTTGTCGATATTTACCATCGCGTAAATAGCGGCTGGGCGATGTGGAAAAAAGCAATTACTTTCATGCAAGAAAAAGCTAAAGCTGAGCCTGTGCCAGCACAAAAATTCTTTAGCCATGATTTTAATGGTGACGGCTTTAAATATCATGACTCTTTAGAAGAGGCACAAAAAGAAGCTGAATCAAGTCTCGATTGGTATAGGGATCGAGTAGCAGATGGTCACCATGTAGGTGATGATGGTGAATTTTATGAACTCTGTTACGGCGTTGTTATGGCATCGGCTGGATATACAGTTGATGACGTTGTAACCGAAGAACACCACCAAAAAGATGAATTTACAAAATATGAAGTGGGAACAGAAATCTTAAGACTTCACTTTAATAAATGTAATAGCGAATCGGGAGCTGAAGGATGATTAATCAATTAAAACCAACTGAGATCATCCGGGATGAAATGGGTTGTTGGGTACATCCTGAATTTCTTAAATATCTAGATGACAATCATGCTGATCAAGAATGGTTAAGTCAAGGCGATTGGGATCAACTAAAGGAGCACTTCAATATTGTCACTACTCGACTTTATTTAGAAGGAAGTGTTTCTGATGATCAATTTTTGGAAATTATGGACTCATCGGATTTATCTAAATGGGATCCGATTGCACCACATGGTTTTTTCTTAATAGATATCGGTTTTACTGAAGATGGTGCAGAAGCTTTGTTTGCCAAAGAGAAACTAATAGAAGGAGCTGAACAGTCATGAAACCATTTTATTTAGTTTGGAGCGAGGGCCGCGGCAATCCTACTTATAAACATGAAAGTTATGCGAGTGCTGAACATGAAGCACATCGATTGGCGAAACTTAATCCTGGTGAAGAATTTCATGTTTTGGTATCAAGTTGCACCCTTCATATTCCTGACCCAGTTATTAAAACAGAGCATTTGGAAGACATACCTTTTTAAATATTTCTATTGAACATTCTTAGCAATGTTCTACAGGTGTAATCGCATTGCTGACCCTCTGTGATTACTCCTGAGAACATTGCTAGAACATAAGGTGTATAAAGATGGGTAAATATATTGTTGTAGTTGAATCTGAAAAACCGCCTCAAATTTTTATACATGACGATGTACCAAACATCGGTAAGGTTTTAGAAATTAAAGCGGAGGAAATACCAAACCGTGTGCCGGCTTCATGGTTAATGGAACGGTACAATTTATCAAGAAAAACCATTATTGATGAATTAAGAGCGTTTAATCTTGGCGGTGATGGGAAGCACCTTTATAGTCCCGCTACTGTCATGCCAATTTTAGATAATCTAAATAAGGCTAAAGCCCAAAGGCAAGCAAGACGCAAAAACTAACAAGGGGCTTTATGCCCCTTTATTTATTTTGTTTTTAAGTATTTAAAATAAAAATCAGACATTTCTACAGAACAAAAAAAATCAAACTTTATTATGGAATCCCTCCAACTTTCCAAAACATCTGAACACTGCGGACTTGTACTTATAGTATAAAATGGAAGTTTAGATACAAACTCATCATTAATTTGCGAAATTCTAGTACTGTATTTCTCCAACCTATCCCTATGTTTTTCCAAAATTTCATTTGAGTCAAAAGTGGAAAGACAACTTTTATATTCTAGGAGGGATTTTTGAATATTTGTTAATTCTGATGAGAACAATCTAATTTCAACACAAGCATCAATCCACTTCTTTTCACCTTCTTGCACAGTAGAACCTTCAATCGTGGCAAACAACACCTGAGATTTTCTAAAATGATCAAGCAATTTTGCCCCTTTGATCTTTAAATAGTCCTGATGCTGTTTCAATAGATTGAATTTATGCTCATCCTTCCAATCGGTATAAAAATAAAATGCAGCAGTAGCAGCAACAATTGTTGAAAAAGCAGAAAGATAATCACCATCAATATTAAATTGATGCTTAAAGAAAATTGAGCAACTTAAAAAAAATAAAAAGCTAAAAATTAGGGTGCATATAATTTTAAATTTTTTCATGTTAAATTTAGATACCAATGAATAAGA